CAGTAACTTATTGAAACCACAATCAAGTCCAATGATGTTACCATCCTGTTTAGGTTCTGGTTGTTCTTTTTCAAAGAAGATGTCAAGGTAAAAGTTACCTTTAGTTGATATTCTAAGTCTGGCAGATTTCTTACGAATCCAATCCAGGTATTTGTTGAAATGGTGATGTTTTTTAGCTGGAATTTCAAAGATGATATGCTTACCTACTCCTTTAAATTTGATCCATAAATCAAAGGAATTATCACCATCTGAAATCATGACAATGTTAGCATTCAAATCCAGGGAGTTACCTTTGAATTCGGGTTTAGTTCTTTCATTCTCCGGTTTCTTTCTCTGGGATTTGACTATGGCCAATGCCTGTTTCCCAGCACATTGCTGGGATGCTGAACCTAACCAAGTGCCAACTTGATCTTATATTTCTTTGGAAATGAATGATCCGATAAATATTTCCTGTTCCCAGAGAATGTCTATGTAAGACTGAACTACCTGAACATATTCCACAGCATAAGCTCTAAGCTGGTTGAGCTTACCAGTGTTACCAAGATTTAGACTTACTGTGAATTTACGAAGCATGGTTCAAGTGATTGTTTCTGTGCTTAGATTATAGTAAAAACGGAAATGGGTCTGTTAAGGAGATAATTCCGGTTCATATTATCTCCCCGCTGTGATTAAGGTGTAAGCTATGATGCCCGCCGCAGCACCGCACAGAGCCACCCCGACGTAAGTCCACGCCTTAGACTTGGTGGGCAACAGATAGAGAACGCGCGCGGTCGTCTTTATGTAAACCGTATCCCGCGGATATTCTATGAGCGGGAAATCCAGAGCCACGCCGAAGAGTCGCTGTTTCATGTCGAAGCCCAGGCTCAACCGCGTATCAATGCGCAGATCGTCTTGGGAGATGGAAATCAGAGTATCAAGATAGGCTACGTCCGGCGCGTCCGGCGCGATGACCGCTGGCGCATTTTCGACGTAGACCTTGCGCGGGATAGAAACCGTAACCGTGTCATGCACAGTCAGCGTGTCGAAGATCGTTTCAGTAACGATCAAGGGCTTCTGCGGCTTGACCCAGAGATTGTAGCCCTGAAAGCCCAGGAACAAGATCAACGCGCCAAAGACAACCCCCATCCAAAAGCTCTTCATTTCTCGTCCCTCTTAACAAATCTCGACTTCCCGCCGCGCTTATTCCAGAAGAAGGTGAAGCGATAAGCAGCACCGTCTAAGATCATTCGCTCGGTGAATGCCGGGAAGTCTTTAAAGCAGATGAGCTAAGGCTTTTCGCTATGCGGTTTCCTTTGGCGCTAAAGGTCATCCCGGCGGTTCCGGCAAAGATAGCTGCGATAAACCCCGAAAGCGTAAGCGTCCCGTCAATGTAAGCTAACAACGCCGTCAGAATTCCGGAAGCGCAAACGATGTAACCCTTCCAGCCCTGCAATACCTTCAAGATTGATCCCATGTCAACCATCCTTTCGACCGCAAAAGCGATCAGTTTGTATTTGGCTTTGTCAATTATGCTCATTTCTCCTCGGCTTTCTTGACCCGCTCTTGTTCTCTTTCCCGTTCCCGCTTGCGCACGATCCGGTTGCGCCGATCCTCGTTGCGTGTGCCACGTCGAACTTTTAGGCAATTTGGTATGCTCATTTACATTTTTCTTCTTCTCATTAAGTCCAAGTTCTTTTACTGCCAATACAGTAGTTTCAACTCCGCGCATAGGGTCTAAAACTATTCCGCTCTCGTGTTTGGCGTCATTGATAGTATTTATTTAAAGCACCAATTATAAATTGAGATAAAGCAGTAACAATAACGCCACCCAAAATACCAAAGAGCCACGCTTTCGTCTTTAAAATGAGAACATCTTCACGAAGTTTATCCAACTTATCTTCAATTTTTTCCATTCTTTCTGCTAGTTGCTCTAATTGAAAGAATATCCTTTGTTTATACTCAATCCACCCGTTTGTTGTTACTTTATCCATAGCAAACCCCAAAATTTATTCTATATCTTTTAAACTGACTGCAAATCCACCTACATAGGATTTATTTTGTAATTTTAAAGGAAATTTAATAACATACCATTTATGCATTTTTCCGTTAGGCGTGGGAACATTCTCATATAATTCTATTTTCTCATTTCTTTCTAAGACCATTAAATCATTTTCTCTCAATGTTTCTGCCACTTCTGGCCAAAAATCCTTATCCATTTTACCCCTGATGTCCTCTTCAATGTTAAATCGTCTCAAAAAAGATTTATTGGCAAAAACAAAGCGACCGTCGCTATCCTTTATCCAACTTACAATTGGACTATATTCCAAAAACATATTCATAATCTCCGTGTCAAAAGAAGCGACAACGTATTCCCAATCTAATTCCGCTGTTAACTCCTTTATTCTTTCAAGATTATCTCGTAAATCTAATTTATGAGTGATCATTCCTCTGCACCATTGTTTACTTAACGGAATTATACCTTTAACAAACCCGCAGGGCTTCTTCTAATTCCTCGTTATTGAGGAATCCAGAATCAGCAACACGAAATAGCAAGACCATTTCCCCACGGCCTTGTGCATCAAGGTACTCTTTAAATTGTGCAGATAGATCGCCTTCGATACTCCGGTTATCGTATCCAGCGTCATCGCAATTACCAGAGCCAGATAGACTACATCCCATCCCCCCAGCAGCATTCGCATAAAGGCAAACTCATACCAAGTTACCATTAGGATTATCAGGATGGGTAACTTGTACATTAAGCCCTCCGCAAAGGTTTTTCTCAAGGATTGTTGGAAACTGATTGCAAAGGGCATGTAGACCTCTTCCATATAAACCTCGTTTCTGCTTCTGTGTAGCTGAGTTAATTACCAGATTTGTTCTCCGGAATCATCGCCCAGACGCTGTCTGCTACGTAACCTAAGAGCAACGAGGACAGAAGTCCTGGCGCATAGCTGAAACCCAGCGTGGTCGCCACTTCAGGTTGCCAGAGCCATCCGAAAAACAGAGACGTTCCTGTAATCCACGAGACCAAGATTCGCAGCGAGTTCGCTTCGATATATCCCTTGAGGTTCTTCAGCCGATTGCCCTTGATCCGCTTGACAACGTGCAGAAACACTCCCACGAACATCATCGCATAGAGTCCAATGATCGTTGCGATATTCAAGGATTCCATTTCGATCCTCCTACGGTTTATATTGATGCACTTCCCAAGTAAAAGTAAGCCCAGAAGTCCCCGTCGCATTGTAACGTTGAATGATAAATGCCCCAGCAGCATTTTGGTAGATATAGGGGAAGATATCCCCAACGTTAGTCGTTCCAGGCGTCATGTTGGGTTTTGCATTGATGACTACGATTGTATCTGTTGGGGTAGTAGTATCAAATAGTAGTCCAGGAACAGCTACTGTTGAAAACTGAGCCGTACCATTGAACGTACCTGTTCCGCAGGCAATCAGATTCAGCATCGTCCCCGCCCCAGTCCCCACAATCAGCGCGAAAGTCTTGACCGTATCCACGTTCAATTCGTAGGTTGTATCTGCACCTGAAGCCTCCATAAACAACTTCGACTTCATAGAGCGATTGTCGTCCATGAACATCAGAGAATCCGTACCCACATAGGTATAAATGCTTCCGGTCGGTCTGACCACAGTAGTATTGACAATCACATCGTTGCCGCCAGCAATTAGATTCCCATTCAACTGACAGCCGAGCATATTCGTTGCGCCAGAAGCTGATCCAGAGTATGACAAGGCTCCTGAAGCAGCACTTTTGTTGAAAATTACGCAGTAGCGATAATTGTCAGCATCCGAATCGTCCATCATGATAATCGTGGCACGATTATCGTCTTCATTTCTGAATTGTGAATACCAACCGTCTAACCCTCCCCCGTTATCGCACTTTATGCAAGGTGTATCCGGTGCGCCTGTGGTGATCGCTATGCTGTTGTATAGAGAAACCTTCGCTCCTGCACCGTCTACCGTGAACACCGTGCTATCGGCGTTGAAGGCACAGTTCATTGCCCAGATCAGACCGCCATCCGAAACCAGAATTCCATAGTATTCTCTTGCGGGGTCTAAATGAATTGGAGAATTATTCAGATGAACATTATCTTCAAGTTTCAAGACCCCATTCGTTACCTTGATCCCATTTTGATTTAGTGCGAAAATCTGACAACTACGCCAGAAAACAGAATCGCCGTTCGCAGCTACAAAGGTGCTGCAAGCGATGACGCAATGTTCTAACGAGTAGCGGCTATTCGTGATGACCGCCATTGAGTCGCTGCTGTTACATTGCAGCCACAAATTAGCAATTCGCACGCTATCTACGGTGATCCGAAATAGAGTTGTATCTGACACCCATTTTGTAGCCTCTGGATAATACCCCTCGCCAATGATGGTGAGCTTCTTGTTTATATTGACGACCTGATCGGTGTAGATACCCTGAGCCAGTATGATCGTGTAATTATCACCCGCTGCTGCCACCGCCGCCGCGATCGTCGTGTACGTGCTGCTGCTGGAAACCCATATTGTGCTGTCGTTAGACGGCGCAACTCTGGTGCTATCCCAGTACACCGCCAGCGAATCAGAGATCATCCGCTGTGTGGTCTTGCCACCATAGGGATCTCCAGCCCAGGCAGAAAACCAGCACAACAAAGAAAATAGAAGATAAGAAACTAAGTTTTTATGTACCATAGCAGGTTAATTCCTATTTTATTATGGACGGTCGGAGTACCACCCGGTTACAGTTACCCTTGCGCTATCTTGTGGGGGTACCATGTTATCTTTGTGTTGCACACATATCAAGAAGTTAAACCACGGGAACCCACCTTGTGAAATCTGCATCACCACCAGCCCCCCGCTATGATACGTAGCATCCCACCCAGCGGGTTCAAAGAGGTCATTCCCAACAAAAATATTGGTCTCCCAGAAGTCTATTAGAGTTGCCGATGCATTGTAGAAAATCGCATGGCTAAGCCAATTCTTGCCAGGACAGACTAAGAACCTGGTACTGTCTATTCCATCAGGAAAGCCGTCCAGCGAGTCTATCATAGCAGTTAAAATAACATACGGAGCGATGTCGTTGCGGCCAACCCCCATGACCACGGTGTCAGTGCTAAATGTCGCTTTGCCGATGTAAAAGACCGCTGTACCCATTTCCGTCAGCCCTTGACAATTACCTATGATTGCCAAGAGGGGAATTATTAACCAAGCCAACTTTTTCATATCAGGTAACCTCGTTAGCACTTTCTGAGTATCTGGATAGATAAAGGTTATAGAGCTCTGCGAAATTGTTCTGAAGATAAAGATCCAATTCTATTCTCCCAGGCTCTGGTATGTTCAAGGCATGAAATTTTAGAGCTTCACCTTTGGTAATGCACGGTCGAACCTGAGTTGTTTGAAGCTGTTGTTCCCCTATCCTGGTGAACAGATGTGGATCTCCAAATTCATATAAAGCCAAAGACCTGTTACGATGCTCTGCATAATCCACCATAAAATCTGCTACCGGCTGCACCGCAAAACCAAGGCCAATTAAGTATTCGGATAGCTGCGTCAGCACCTCTTGTGGTTTCTGAATCAAATCCTCGTAGTATACCAAAAAAGTTTTGTTGCTTACTTGTAAACTTTGCTCATGAAAAGTCTTAAGCACCGCCATATAATCTGTACCATTATTCCAATTACCAGTTAATTTCGATTTGATAGCCTCTAAACCGTACTGTCTAAGCTCGCGGGGAATAGCCTCTTTATAATCCCGCAGAATGACCACCAGAGCTAAACCACCATAGCGCTGCTTTTGTTGCTCTATTAACGATGGCAAACCACCCCAATGCCCGTGAGTCTTGAACAAATCATACTTAGGATCAAACTCGTCCAGATTCCAAGCCTCTTCCTTAGACACACCTTCATGGATTAGATCAGTACGCGATCTAAGTCCGGTCAGCCAGTGGATACAATAAGCTAACCAACAACTACCGGTACGTGGGAAACTCAACAGATTAACGAGCATCTAAGTGTACCACCGCAAATTAGAATGAAATAAAAAGCATTTATCAGGTCTATGGGGGATTTTGGGGTTAAGGTCGGGGCCCCATGTCACTTTTCCAGTTTCAATAACCTCCAACAGTGTAGGCCATAAATTATACTTGTTAAGAACCAAATCACGTGCATGTCTAATGGCATCCAATTGGGTTAATGTAGGAGGACGTTCAACCGTCTCTCTGATAAGCATAATAGCATCATCAATTGACATACCAGTAATATTAACAAATGAATCCTCTGGAAAATAATCTCCCAAATTGGGGCATCCCCAGTAAATCGGAAGACACCAGGAAAGATAAGCATCCACCAGCGTATCCCCGAAAAATCCTGGGTACGAAGAATTATCAGAACAGAAAGCGTACTTATAGGAAGACAGCGCATCAAATTTATCGTTCACAGCCCCCATAAGCCTACCCATAGGATTATCAACCGGAAAGATAGTCTTACACAGCTTACCATATAAATCAAAATCAAAATCCTTCAGCAGCCGCCTGGCAATTTCCACACGGTGTGCATGCCCAGGAAAACGATTAAGATGAAAACTAAGCACCGCCCCAAGATTACCTGACTTTAAACACATAGACAAACCACAACCCATCAAATAATCATAGGTTCTTTGAACCCACCAGCGTGCAGTATGATAACAATTTCCTAAATCATAATGTAGGGGGTACTTAACCCTTGCTTGAGATAAATCACAGTATAGCCAACTCACAGATTTTGGCTCCCTTCCAAGCACAATGGTACGATCAGGATCAAATAACGCTGGATCGGGTATATGGTCAAGACCTACATAGAAATCAGCCTCATCTTTATTAACTACAAACTTTAGCTTATTGTCCCAAATACCAATGCAGCCAGGAGTCTGTACTCGATAAAGATCGAAGTAATCCTGCACCGTCATTTGTTGAGATGCCAGTATTGTAAAGGTGATCAAATGCAAGACCCTCTGTGACTACTCCCACGAATGAATTCGTGGGCTTCTATGGATTTTACCAACAGGTTGTAGTCCCAACCTGGGAATGTTGATCGCAGCATTCATCTCACAACTGAAGTCGTGGGCTTTCTGCGCGAGGAGTCATAAATTCGGTAAATCCCGCGGTAGTTATCTATCGTAAATCCTGGGAAAAGCTCTTGGTGAAGTAAGCACAGTTCCATCTCAGTCGGATAGTCTTTGGCACGCCCAAAGTCTACGGCATCGTCTATCAGAATCACCATGGGGTCTATACCCCATTTGGAATTAGCTGCGGAGATTGCTTTAAGCTCAGCAACAATAGGAGTGTCCAAGTTAGCGTGGGCGGTGTCACCCCCTGAGAAATGACCGTCCAGAAAGAATAAGATATTTTTTAATCTATCATCCTGCCACAGACTATCAAGAATTTTGGGTAGTTCCAGCGCACTATCGCCCTGCACAATTTCAACATGAGACTTATCGGAAAAACGCCGCTGTGCGTTGGTGGCCAGTGTGGCTCCGTACTCGATGGAGATGACTCTGGAAAATAGATGCATAACGGAATTAACCATATCCCCGCAATAGGTTCCAGTCTCTATAAAAATCGATTGTTCCCACCCTACCACAAAAAGATTTATGATCTTCAATCGTTCCCCGTACTGAAGTTGCCCCAAACCACGTAGAGAATTTCCACCTAACATTGGTAACTCAACCATCAGCTTTCCAGAATTAAACTTAGCATCGGAACCTCCATAACCTTGGGATGAAAAAACCCGTGACTCCATTTACCATCTTCACCAAAGCAGTCACCGTGGTCACCGAATATAATCAGATGTAGGGGTCTGGGTAGCATATCCAATAACTCAGGAAAATGAGAATCCACATATTGCAAGGCATCCTGCTGATGTTCCCGTTTTGGATCTATGAGACCGTTATCAACTTCTGCAACTCTATAAGGAAAATGGGTAGAAGCCACGTTCAGGAAAAAAAAACAACGGAATGGCACTATCACCAAGATGTAGGATATGACATAGATTAATCTGATTCTCAAACGACTCCGCGACCGCCTCATGAAACCCGGTGTTCCAATACACCTCATCAAAGAAATCACGTTCCCAGAAGGAGGATGTAGGAACATCATTACGAAACCAACCAACCCCACCAACAGCTACAGTACGATAACCAATGCCAGCAAAACCTCTTACGATATTGGGGTAATTGGGGGATGTGGGATATACTATTTTGGTATTAGGAAGCTCATTAAGAACTACTCGGAAGAGGCGTACTTTGTCGCTATTATAAGGTCCAGGAACGTCAGGCTCATTGCGGTTAGGCAAGTACCCGTTGGCAAACATCGCAAAATGAGATGGCAGGGTGTATGTCCCATGACACCCCACCCTAACCCAATTTGGCAGTCCAGCCAGAGCTATCAACTGACGAAAGTTCGGAGTAGCAGCCGCCTCTGCTACGTCAAAGCGAAGGCTGTCTAAAGTGATGATGGCAATATTCATGAATTTTTCTTACTCCAGCTTTCCCAAGTAAATGGGTAGTTCCACATGATATTGTGTGTCTTTTCCAGTTCCAAAGTAATCTGGGCAGCCAACTCCCTGGAATTTGGATAGAAATCATGATATTGAATCTGCAAGAATCCGATTCTGGTAATATAAGAAGTTTCTACCAGACGTGGAAGTATTTCAAATTCCGAACCCTCAGCGTTCAACTTCATTAAATCAATTGAATGCACCCCATGATGCTTTTTCAAATGATCCAATACCTCGGCAGCATCTTTGATTAATACCGTCTCTTGGGTTGCATTTCCATTATGAATAGATAAGGCATCCCCAGAGCCACGAATAAACGTATGACCGTCACGGTATCCCAACCCATAATGAAATACAGCTATTTTGGAATTACCATTAAACCTTCGCAATAGTTCATCATAATACCGCTGGGAAGGCTCGTAGACATAAACGTAGCAGCCGTGTGTATCATATATTCTGGCTGCAAAATCACCAACGTACCCGCCGACGTCAAGCACGATAGATTCTTCAGTCAAGGGGTATTCAAATCGTCTGTTCTGTATGGGAGTCCAATCCACAGCGTTGCCTCTTTTGCATTGCCTCTTTAGGTTATAGTAAAAATCTTAAAAATTTGGAAGTATGATTAACCAATCTTCCACGGGATTGCTTCTATGATTTCCCATTCTCTTGGCAGTAAGTCCTTGATGTTGTGCTGGTCGTAAGCTGGTCCAAACCAAGGCAGTGGAGCTATCACACGATGATCTGGGTTGGGATTCAGGTACGCCGCCCAATAACTGAAGGTTGAATTAGCTATGATGTTATCTTGGCACATTGCCATAAGGAAAAAGTCTACGGCAAAGAATTCACTGTAACATACTGTATGATCAATGAATACAACATCGTCTCTTCCCCCAAACTGCTCGTAGCACCAGGGCATATCATCACTGAAAATTACAAAAATCCGGTTTGGGAACAAGGCCATAGCCTTATTGAAAAAGTCCATGCCGTGTACCGGATGCCACTTGCTCTGCTCTATGTAATTTCCCCTGCGCACGTGTATGGAAACCGGAGCCAAAGCCAGCAGATTAGAACGTTCTGCCTTTATTGCATCTATTATAGAGGCACGCGGCTCAAACAGTTCCAAAGCGATTTCCTTGTCAAAGTATTTTGGAGACTGAAAATAACCGCGTAACTCCAGGCCATCCTGAATTGGAATCGGAGCATAATGATAATGTGGTTCAGAATAGATAGCCTTGACTTCTTCATGGTTGAAAGTCCAATCGAGGTTATTTTTGAAAATCGCAGCATATTGACTGGCTGGCATCCATGGGGAAGGAGAGAATTTTGCAGGAACACCCAGTTTGCACGCTTGTGTTGTCGTGAGAGCGATCTGATAGAAGTTATTACCCATCCCCTGTGTTAGCTGAAATCCTATCATTGTCCTACCCCAACAAGTCCATAAAGTTTAGCGGCAACCCAGCACAGATGCGTTCTTCTACTGTTGCATCTGCAAATTGAGATAACCTATCACTGGCAATTTTACAATAATCAGGATTGATTTCAATTCCTATAAAACGACGTCCTAATAGTTTGGCTGCTACTGCCGTGGTACCAGAACCAAGAAAAGGGTCGAGGATAAGATCAGATTCATTACCAAATCCTAAACACCACTTCATTAAAGAAACAGGCTTTTGGGTCGGATGAAACTTAACTTCCTTATGTTTCATATCACCCTGTTGAAACCCGCGCCATAAATAGCGAAAAATCCTTGCCACTTTATCCAAAGAAGTCCATGCTAACTCACAATCTCCATAATCGTCTGGCAATTGATCCAGCCGTTTATCCCATACCAACCACCCCCGCGATGGTGCAAGTAAATCAGCGTAGTAGTTACCACCCCAAATAATTTGATTCTTGGATATTCTGATCATTTCGTTTAGACATTCTGTGGTAATCCTTTGGTCATCCCATGCCCCACCCCGGCGGTCAATTTTACGATAAAGACCCCCACCAAGCCCAAGTCCCATATTGTTTACACCAATCCCGTATGGAGGATCGGTCAATAGCAAATCAACGGAATTATCGGGCATCTCGTGCATGATGCTAAGACAATCACCACAAACCACACAACCACTACTTTGACCATCAAGAACAGCTTGTACTTCTGGATTCATGATTCTTGTGGCAGGAAACCCATGACTTCAGTCGTGGGAGGAATGCCACCTCCAGTTAAATAGTACTTGACTTCTTCAAATCTTATGAGTATATTGGTCATAAAAATATGAAGACTACACTCAAAATAAAACTTTGCCCGTCTGCTGAACAGCATGAGATTCTCAAGCAGACGATGATACAATTTAATGCTGCTTGTAATTACATTGCTGAAGTTGCTTTCAATGAAAATAACTGGTCTGCATTCAACCTTCATAAAATTGTATATTATAATGTTAAATCTAAATTTGAACTTTCTGCTCAAATGGCTGCTCGCGCTATAGGTAAAGTTTGCGATGCCGGGCGTAAGAAACGAGTTCAACTCCAGTTTAAGCCACTTGGGGCTGTTATCTATGATAGTCGAATCATGCGATTCAAAGGCTTGGAATCCGTTAGCCTCTGGACTCTTGTCGGTCGTCAAACCATTCCCATGATTCTTTCCGGCTACCAACTTGAAAGAATGAAACATGCACGAGGACAAGCTGATTTAGTTCTCGTAGATAGCATCTTCTACCTGCTGGCTACCGTTGAAACTACCGAAATACCACCAATAGTACCTACCGGATTCATTGGCATTGACCTTGGCATAATCAACATCGCTACCGATAGTACAGGAGAATCGTTCTCCGGTAAGCAAGTCGAACAAGTACGACAACGATACTCTAATCTCAGAGCCAATCTCCAAGCCAAAGGAACCAAATCGGCTAAACGTCACCTTAAAAAAATCAGACGAAATGAATCTCGATTCAGAACAGATGTAAACCATTGCGTTTCCAAGAAACTCGTTCAGAAAGCTAAAGACACTCAACAAGGATTCGCTCTTGAAGACCTCAAAGGCATCCGAACAAGAGTCACGGTAAGGAAATCGGAACGAGCTAAACACAGTAGTTGGGCATTCTTTCAATTAAGAACATTTCTGAGCTACAAAGCATTAAGAGACGGCATCCCTGTCGTTCTGGTTGATCCAAGAAACACATCAAGAGAATGTTCTTGCTGCAGCTATACAGACAAAGCTAACCGGAAAAATCAAGCTGAATTTGTTTGCTGTAGTTGTGGACATTCTGAAAATGCTGACCTTAATGCTGCTAAAGTTATTTCTAAACGGGTTGATTTCAAGCAACCTATCGTAGGCATCAAACTAACGATGACTTACAATCCCACGATTTCAATCGTGGGTACTTGAAAATTGACTGCTAAGTTTAAGACTTTTTAAAATATCTTGCACTTGTATTAGAATTAGTTCTTTTTGTTTAACAAGCGAAGCGGCAACATCGCCACGTGCTTCAACCCCCAAATTCCACATATTTAGAAGATACTGACCGGCTTCGTCTGTGGCATCAAGTGCTAAATAGGCCATCGCTATATGATGCGCTAAGGAATTCTGCATTTTACTACGTAGGCCAATCAGAACATCTTGCATCTGTTCCGCAGTCCTTCGAGTCCCGGCATCCCCACTGGCACGTTCAAAGTCAGAAACTTCCACCGTATACACATTCATTATACCATGGCTCTGTAGAAAAGCCCGGCCAACCTCTTCCCATTTCTTGGCAGAGCTGTAGTCAATATCGTCTTCCTTTGCTGATCTATAAGCCTCTTTCCCAGACTTGGCGATGTACTTTTGCATAGATCTTGCCAAAGACGAAATCAATGCATCGTCACAAGCCGGATTGTCCTTACGTGATGCGGCACGCATAATGCGAAGACCCGATCCAACCGGTTTCATCCACCCGGAACCTTCGGGCAATTCCTCAATCTGAATTACAAAATCAGGAGCAAGAAACCAAAACTCATGAAAGTACTCACGAGCCCAAGCATTCTTGTTAATGCGCTGAATTTCATGCAGCCAATCCTGCCTGGATACTTTAACCTCAAAAGCAGCACGCTTTATACCATCCGAAGGCCAAAGCCACAAGACAACAGCATCAATCCAAGAATGCCAACCTATCCCAGTACTATCAGCAACCTGTTCAAGTACCACATAACGGTCTGGACTACTATATTTTTGGCGTAAAAGCTGGACCAATTCTTCGGCAGTATAAACCCTGTTTTTCATTAAAAATATTCCTTTAGCGCGGCACATACATAATCTACCTGCTCTTCGGTCAAGTCAGGATAGAGCGGAAGCAGCAGAGCATGATGATAAAGCAAATCCGCGTTGGGAAACTTTCTCGAATCCATTAGATGAGAAAAACAAGGCTGCCGGTGCAGTGGGTAGTAAAACCCACGAGCACCTATTTCTTTACTGGCCAGATATTTGATCAAATCATCGGCCAACGCCTCTGTACGTATAAACATACGAAATGGTATGAGCGATGATTCTTTAGGAATAACCGGAAAATGTATTTTTTCAGCAGCGGCTAAGTCAAGCAGGTTTGCTCTATAATGCTGATACAAAACCATTTTACGACTTTTTATCTTATTGATCCTCTCCAACTGAGCTATACCTATGGCAGCTTGCAAATCAGTAATGTAAAAGTTGAATCCATTTTCCACATGCACGTAGCTGCCCTTGCTGAGTCTCCCCAGACACCGTAAGTATCTCAGCTTAGCATATACCTCCGGATCATCAGTAATTACAGCCCCACCCTCCCCCATAGTAAATGACTTATCACTGTAGAAACTAAAAGCCCCCACCTTGCCAAATGTACCGGTGTGCTTACCAGCAAAGGTAACGCCAACCGTTTGGCAGGCATCTTCTATAATTACCGGAGCATACCCACCCATCATTTCCATAAATGTAGGCATATCCACAGAATGGCCACACAGATGTACCGGCATTATTGCCCTAATGCTATGATCATATTTAAGACTTTTACACGCAACAAAGTCAAGTTGCCAAGAATCCAAGTTCACATCCACAAAAACCGGAGTAGCTCCGGCAAGAACTACAGCGGTAGCAGACCCCATGAAAGTGCTATCCGGAACCATAACATAGTCACCTTCCCCCACCCCAACAGCCTTCAGCGCCATATAAAGAGCCAAAGTACCGTTAGGTGCAAGAACTGCATACTTAGCCCCTGTGAGCTTTTTAAAGATACGTAAAAACTGGTCAGCTTTAGTACCCTCGGATAACCATTTGGAATCCAAGCAATCCTTGATCTGAACATATTCTTCTTCCCCGATAAGGGGGATCATGTGTGGGACTTTCATTATAGTTTCTCTTCTATTTCTTGTGGCATACACCCAGAAGTTTCCAGGTGTCGTGGTCGGCTGGAACAGTCAAATCATACCATTTGAAAAACTCCGTAGTGAATCCGGCAATCAATGCCACTTCTTCCAAGATCGTTTTTGACCATAGCCGCATGATTGTAACATAGTCAAAGTTTGTGTCTACTACATATTGCCCACCAGCAGCGGCTGGTAACTGAAGAACATTACAATGATTATTTATATGAATTGTGTCACCTACCACAATAGGATCAATTTTCTGAATTATTGTCTTTCTTGTAACCGTTATACCCCCCACCTGAATGTTGCGTTCTTCCTTTTTAGGAGGATCTCTTAAAACTGCTGTTCCGTTCCAGACATCAAAAACGAATACCCCATTATGATTCAAGCGCCTGTAGATAGCTGCAAAGAAAGACAACAACTCAGGAAGCGTTTCAATGTAATTTACCACGTTAAACATGGAAATTGTCAGATCGAATCCAAAATCCATTAGCTCTTGGACAGATGTATAAAGGAATTTAGCCTTTCCAGCCCCACACGATGCCTTCTGCTGGGCTTTCTCCACCATAGGGGGGTCAGTATCTATTCCAAGGACTCCGGCAGCCTGCTTAGCCAATTCCAGGCTATGATTGCCTGTTCCACATCCCACGTCCAGCACCCGACCCAAAAATTTAGTATTAGCGGTTTGCCTGTAAGCCTGTACAATCGTTTCCACCTCAGCGGAGTAGTCCTTCTGAGAATGGATTAAATCATAATGGTCGTGATATAGGCTCATGCTTGCACCTCAATCTCTTCTTTTGCAGGCCACACCAAATGCGCCCAATCTTGATAGACCAATGCTACCTGTTCCTTTTCTCTTCCACGTACCTTTGCCCCCGTTTGACCGGAATGTACTCTATAATGTAAAAGTACTTCTCCGAGATTTGCCAGAAGCGCTTTTCTGGACAACAACTTAAGCCACAACCCCAAATCCTCAGCGCAATACGGGTACTTAGAAGAGTATAAATCCGGAGCCAATTTGAACAAGAAGTCCTTCCTAAACATCGCAGTAGGATGACCTATAGCCGTAAACTTCTTAAACGCCTCTCTGACATCAGGTGGTTGAATAGGAAATTGCATAGCTGCCCCAGTAACCCTACTATCCTCGTTAATATAATCGAAATAAGTCCCACAAGCTGTCAAAAAAGGATTCTGTCGCATGAAGTTAATTTGCTTTATCAACCGCTCTGGGTGCATTACATCATCTGCATCCATGCGGGCAATTAACGGAGCAGTGGTGCGGAGCATGCCAATATTAAGAGAACGAACTATGCCCTTGTTTTCACGTTGGCGCAGGATTAAAAAACGCTCGTCACCCATCTCCTGCAGGATGTCAAACGATTTATCGGTGGAGCCATCATCAATGATGATCACCTCAAACTTAGACACGCCCTTTTGTTCTAAGATCGAGGCAACGGACTGATGCAGATACTTTTCTGCATTATACACCGGCATCAGGATTGAAACTATCGGAGCCGCGGTGGGTCCAATGTTTATACTCGGATTTTTCATTTTAGCAAGTCCAAGAAAGTCTTAGGAAGACTCGCAACTCGTTCTTGGGCAAAAGCACAGTATTCAGGACTAAGATCAATGCCCAAGAATTTACGATCCAGTTTACGCGCAGCCAACGCTGTTGTACCAGAACCAATAAAAGGATCAAGCACAACATCGCCGACAAAAGAGAATAGCTTTATAATTCGACCAGGTATTTCTATTGGAAACGGACAGGGGTGATCATCTCTCTTTTTCTCAGCAGCTATCTTCCAAATTCCTATTGCAGTTTTGAAATCATCATAAGTCAAACGAGATGTGCTCTTGTCAACAATCACACGTTTGCCCAGCTTTTTGAATACCAAAATATACTCATAATTCGTTATAATAGGAATTTCAGAAGGATATGGATAACTACCCAACATGTGAGATGCTCCTCCGGTAGCATGTCCCCCACGTGCGCCCTTATCCCAAAAAATATTACCTTTATAAATTATATCATTGCTGCTCAAAATACCCTGAATAAGAGATGCATGCGTAGGATAGCAACAAGATTCTTTATGCGTTGTAATCCCCCCATGTTTATCATCAATATTTATGACCAACCTTCCACCAGGAATCAGAACCCGACAACATTCCCTGAATCGATCTAAGAGTCCTTGCATAAAAGCTGGGTAATCAGCATACCCCACCAAATTCTCATATTCTTGAAATGCAAAATAAGGCGGACTGGTCACTATCAAAGGAATACAAGCACTTGGCATATCTCGTAAGAATTCAAGACAATCAGCACAATGCACTTTATTAACTATTTCATTCAAATTGTACATCAAGAATTTCCAAGTAAAGAAAACAAAGTTGTGAACCTATTTGTATAATCATGCTCAGCTAACGTTCTTGACTGCCCAGCCGTTGCTACCTTAATCCTATCGTCCGGATGATCCAGAAAATACCGCACCTTAGTCAAGATGTCCTCTGCTTGCCCAAAGAGTATTGCCTCTACACCAAGATCGTAGACTTCCTCTAAGCCAGGATTATTTGATAACAACATAGCCCCGGAGGCAGAGATCTCGAAGTCCCGCATTTTTATCTGCATTTCCGTACCCCCGGAGGCCATGCCCAGACTAAGCCCTATTTTAGTTGAACGTAGCACCCTAATATATTCTTCCCAAGGTAGTTTACGACCATCAACATGCCCAATAAAAATGTTTAAGTCTGGCAGAAGCTCTTTGATGGCTGTGGCAATTTGGGTACGCTGCCCATAAGGACTGCCTATAAAAGTTAGATCGTAGAGTCGGACATCTTCTGGGGCAGCCCCAGAAAGCCAGCCAGTCCGACAAGCTCTTGGCAAATACACAACTTTACCGTCATAAGAAATACTTTTATATTTATCAACTGCTCTGGGGTCATCCGAGACAACTACGTTAAAACTCCAACACTTCTCTTTGCCAAGCTGGGGGTAACGCCAAGCATCATTAAACAACCAAATAATTTTAATAACGTCAGTTCCAAAAACCCAGGTTTCATCACTAATTTCCCATCCCTCAAAAGGAACGTAAAAGACAGCATCGTAGTCATTGTCTAATTCAGTCCTTAGCGCCTCATTTACAATTTGAGGAGAACCCAACTCCTGAATAAGCTTGCGGAAGTCAAAGCGTTCCACCTGCACACCCATGTCCAGAAGAGTATGTACCATGTGCAACTCCTCCGGAGAAGCTCCCAACTCAGGCAAGCCGTAATCGAATCTGGGGGCACAAAAAAGGATTTTTCTAAAATGGGGCATTGTCCACCTGTGGCTCTGCTGGTCCTATAAGTATTTCTATTTCCTTGGCACTCATGGGTGTTTTCTTCTTAGTCAACTGATCCTTTCTCAAGATGTAAGTTATAGGGAAATCAGACACTCCAAAATCGCCCACGCTGACCCCAGTAACTGCGCTCTGAATCGTAAAGTAATCAGACAAAGAAAGCCCCAACTCAGCTAATGCCTGTACCGGGGTATTCAAAAACTTACGAACTTTGGTATGCGATAAGCTCAAGTGAGCGCCATAGAAAACACCCTCTTCAACAAATGCCATTCTGGGATTATCTGTACTTCTGGCAATCTCCAATCCTCTACAAATTATGGAAAGATCCAGCACCAGTAGAAATCGCGTGTTCAACGCCAATTGCCCCATAGCCGATTTTATAGTTTTTTGTGGCAGCCGTTTAAAACCGTCCCGCATCCCATGTTCAAATAAAGCGTACAAGACCCTAAACCCACGAGAACCTAATTCCTTATACTTGTTAAGCTGCTCCACTGCCACTCTGAACATAGTCTTGGTAGACGCTGCCTTAACTTCTAATACGGTACAAGCATCTCTTACAACTAAATCAGGGCATAGAGTAAAACCATTGCAGGTAGCTAACAACTCACCAGACACTACCCTGGCTCCCAGAATATTAAAGAATGTGCCCACTACACTGGCAAAGGCGTGGTGACCTTTAATAGGAACATCGAACATATCACTCTGGGAAGATGGGCTTTTGAATAGATTAACGTCTGACAGATAAGCCTGTTCCATCGAAATCCTTCTGGTCAGTGGGTTACTCCAACCATTCAACTCTGGGTTGCATAATCATATTGTACAGTTCGGCGTGGTCAGCCTTAATATACTCAAAAATTTCCCTAAACTTAGCATTTGCGGTGTGGCTTCTGGCTGCTGCGTGGTGTCTGTAGTACAGCACAGCAGCAGGTTCAAAAACGAATTTAGCCCCCAGACCCAAAAGAGTGATCCATAGGGACCAATCTTCGAAGCCATACTTCATATTCTCATCAAAGCCGTTACAAGATAAAAAAAGCTCCCGGCGTATTAAAGCCGTTACCGGAATATAGTTACTGCGCAATAACCTGACCCGATCAAACTCAACCCCTTGGTCAATAGTCCCATGCTGAGCTAAACCCTGATCCGTAAATATAGCTACTTTAGGATAAACAACGTCAGCTTGCTCGGTCTGCGCCTTACGCCACACCATCTCCAAAAATTTACTGTCAATATAATCATCTCCATCCAAAAATAGCATCCATGGAGCTGAGCCGCGTTTAGCCAAATCATTACGAGCTTTACACACTCCGACGTTATCTCTGGAAATAACAACGTCAAAACCTACCTCCTGAAGTTTCCATAGCACCTGGCGCGCCCCACCTAATTTTAGACCAGAAATGGGGTGAAAGGCTTCTTTTGTGGAATGATCATCATAAAGATAAATATTATGTGCGCGTCTGAACTCCTGATCAGCGGCGCTGGCCATAGCCTTCTCAATCCAGGAAGCATGATTACAGGTGGTTACAAAAATGTCAACTTCTGGTTTATCACAATTACACCACACAAATGTCTCCTCAGTATCCTCTCAAGTTAATTTAGCCAATTCCTATTAAAAATACAAGCACTTTTTTATCAAATCAGAATCGGACCCTCCAACGCCTCGGTAACAATCCGTCTTGCATCTACATTAGAAGCCCCAACTGATACCAATTCAGATACCAAATCTTCCGGTTCCACCCCATCCCCGATAAATGCTTGGATAGCGGCTAAATCTCTGGACAAGAAACCGTCCGTGGTCACTGTCCAAATAGGAGGATGCACGTCAAAAGGGCGTGGCTGAATCTGTGCAGACTTACTATGCACCTCAGCAACCCTACCACCTGCCCTCAGATAGGCAAGATGTACCTTACCCCAGTATAAAGTATCTTCGGGATTATTCTCCAGCAGTGCCTTAGACCAAATTTGGGCATCCTTAACCCAAATAGGAATTTGAAAATGAGACACCATGCTGTGTAAAACAGCAGTTCTACAAGTTGGCGGAGGGCCTATAAATTTACCGCCGGAAGCTGAATACAACCCCAAGACCTTCTTCCAGTAATCCTTACTCCCAGGTGAAATACCTATCTGTTTTTTAGCCTTATGCCATAAATCAACATCAAGCACCTGTGAATCCGGAGTTCTTAGCATAGCCGACCGGCGCTTCCGCCCGTCAACCAGACGCACGTAGCCATCCTTGTCAATGATAATACGATGATCCTGATAAGCAATGTCAAACGCACTCTGTACCTCCCCAGGTGGGCATCCGGTAGCAGCTACGACGTCATCAATGACATCAAGCAATGACACCAAACTATTACCACGACGTCCAGTAGCTTGGCGCACAAAGGAAACTACTTCTTCAACCAAATTCAAAGCAGTTCCGTCAGATAGCCGACTCAAGTCCCGTACATCTATACCAGCCAGAGTCTTAGACATGATCGTCTCCGAGAAATTTAACGCTCAACTGTTTCAGTACTTGATCTAAATCTGATACTTCCGTGTTCCAACTTCCTCGTATTTGTATGTACGTTGGCAGACTCACTTTGGTACTTGCATAATCCAAATAGTCTGCATCGCTATAAGTCTTTTTTACTCTGGAGTAAGACCCGCCAGGACCCAAGACATTAGCATAAACCGTATCACGATTAAACAATACCCCAAAAACCGTTTCGGCTTGCTTGTTGGTAGTAATCCATTTGGGGACATGGCCAATCTGGTGAACAACAATGCCCAGCGGGGCTTCACGTTCACCCTCGTTTAGAACGGCAAATTGCCACAGCATCAACGATACTCCTTGATAAATATCTCATCACGCAAGAATTGATACATTGGAGGATCCAGGAATTCCAGTTTATAGGAATCTTCCTGATAGAGAAAACTTGATTCCACAAAGTAGTTAAGAACGTCCTGACTGGCTGCCGGGGTGATAAAGCCTTTGGGAAAACCACCGGACGTACCGCCAATGATTTCTACCCCGTCCATGTCTATGGTAGACTTACTCTCAACAATTTTATAATCATAAAGCTGCTGCACAGTGCTTTTCTGAATTTCTGTCAAAGTCTCCCACTGCTTCTTAGCCTGTTCACGAACTACAAACCAATGAGGATCATCAGCATAGAAAGAAAACCCTGAAACTAAAGCATCTCCGTTGGGCAACTCGTACAGAGCGATATTACCTCGCTGATCTTCTCTTAACTCGTCCACCATCAAATCAAGCTGCATGTTTGATGGCCTGGCTTTCCCAGAATCCTCGATCTCCCGCAGAATCCGTTGACGTTCACTATCTAACCACGCCGGAGTATCTACCACGTCGGGAACTATGCTCACAGACTTTTGAATGTCGTTTTCCTGAAGTGCTTCTGTAATCGCATCAGCTATCCCAACAGGTGCACCAGTAACTTGGGTATTTCCAATAGATATATCTTCTACATTATCAAAATTAGCACCAGGCGGCAGTACGAATTCATCCCAGTCATCTATGGATAATGATGGTAGAAAATAACCGCGACATTGAGGATGACCGTCATAAGCCTTAGTATCAGGATTCTGAATCAAAGGATAGTCCAGTTCGAGCAACTTATTCAAATCAAAGTCCAGACCATCTAAGGCACGACAATACCCACAAGTGCGAAAGTCGTTAATCTCTCTGCGAGTAACTCGCTTATAGCCAGCATCGTGCCACTCCATAAGACTTGCGTGGCTGTACATATTAATGGTTTCTGTTCTTACAATCCGCTGATAGATGTAACGTTGTTTATCCCATATTTCCTTGAACTTGGCGATCAAGTCAGCTTCAGACAGATTCTCCACACCAGCCATGTCCAATTCTGCAAAAAGTGTACTAACAACGTCGGCTGGTATGCTCTCCTGATTAGCATGCAACATATCCCGCAACTTATCTAAGACTTCGGAGGATACCGTAGTTACCCTGGAAAAAGCACCGTCTAAAGCATCTTCCATATTACGCTGGCGATCATCTTGCAATGCTGCCCGACGACCAAGATAACGTCTGCCCCTCCCGGAACGCTTTAATTGTTCTGTAACCGCTGCCTGTGATTTCTCATATAGATAGACCAATCGATCTCTAAAATCTGTGGCCGATTGATCATTAACCTGAGAAATACTATCACGTACAGCATGTTCAAAATCAGAGAGGGAAACATTGCCTTTGCTCTTCCACGTATCCACTAAACGCCGAGCGAAATCATCTCCCATCTGAGTATACACATTGAGAATATGATTCTCAGCACCAAGCACACTGTCTTGGCAACTCCGATCCATCGGAGAAGTTAATAGGCGCTCCTGCCAATCATTAATAGGCTCTACCTGTTGCTCGGAAGTCCGTTGACTTTGTTTAACTACAAAAGGTTGGTAATTGGATGGTTTTCTTGCCCGCTGGATTTGTTTATCTCGCAAGAATGATCTACCAAGTACCCTTTCACCAGTTTCCCCACCTACTGGGGCTTGAGTTGGACCAGTTGGATCTTTGGGTTTTTGGGGTGGCTTTGCGCGTGGGCTATCTCCTTTGGGAACATTAGGAGCCCCTAAATTATCACTTGTACCTGGCTGCGGTAAAGTTGCATTCTGATCAGCGTCATAACCATCCGGAACGCTCTTGCCTTTATCATCCTCTTTAACCGTCTCTTCCTGAGAACTACGTAAGAACGTACTCTTGACAACTTCCAATAGCCCCTTGAATCCCTCTTTAGCTTGAGCAACTGCATTAGCTACAAAAGTTGTTCTGGCCTGGTAAAGTGGGCGGTCCACAATAGTACCCTGCTCTTTCTCAAGCCACATAAGCATTTCTTCATAATCCAAATCCATAGAATCGGCAATAACCTTTAAAGGCATCTCACCGTTCCTGCGCAACTCTAAAAGAGAGGATCGAATGCTGGAATCATCAAGTAAGCTCTGCTTATGCCTCCAGTTAAAGTCTGGTATAATTGGATTCCCATCCTTGTCCAAAAAGCCATTTGCTAACGCTATTGGCAAAAATACCTTGCGCTTGAATACCCGCTCCATCATCGCCCTAATAGGAAGATACCGGCTCATCAGCGCCCGCAGAGCTATTGAGGCAGTAGCAAACGTAGGGCCCTGACCCGTAGTTATCGCCTCATTAGTGAACAGCCTGGTCATTATCCGCTTATCCACCCAAGTCAATTCATTAGTTATCGGAAGTATCTTACCAGCAGCCCCGATAACCTCGGCAGTGACAGCATAGTGACTGACAATCGTAAAGGAGGGATCTTCGTTAGCAGCAATGAGCGTCTCTCGGAAGGCTTGCAAGTCTGAATCTGTGGGCATATACCCATCTGGTCCAGGTGTGCCTAATTTCCACAACCATATTGGAGTTATAAGCCGCTGTGCCACAGCGGTCTGCGCCATCCTCAAAGTATCTCCATAGACCAAATCTTTGAGTATTCCAAGCAACAACGGAGTTCCCCGAATCTCCCAGGGGTTAGAAGTACTGGCAATCAACTCGGTGCTGAAATTGTCTAACTCCAAGTTCATGCCTCTCCGTACAGCACTAACTATCACCGGATCCAAATTTCTTATAATTTCTCGGTCGTAGGAGTCAGAAGAATTGACTAAATGTCTTAAGCAATCATCAGGCATTAATTCATACCGAAAGGTGGAATCCCCTTCGTCCGAGAAGGAAAGATAATGCCCCAATACTCTTACCTTGGAAGTATCAATAAATGTCATGTGTACAAAACGATTATATTTCTCTGACCACCAAAAATAAGGCATGACCTCGCCAAACAGAAACCAACAATGTAGAAAATAGTACATATTCTCAATGAGATTCAAGTCCTCTGCGGTTTCCTCGTAAACCCGCATAATAGCTGGATCCTGCACACCTGTTAGCCCAAAGCGAGAGATGGGTAGTTGGGAATGAATGTCTATGGCGTTGCCCACCAAAGGCTGATACCGATAATAGTAAGAAATCCATTCATTTAATATAGCTGAAGGCTCTCCACTGGTAGGGTCATAATAAGGCAAATAGAAATTATCTGGGCTTAGACGTGGGTCACGTATCAAGGGGGATAACTTTTCAACATCTACGGCAGTACGAGACATAGAAGCCGCTTTGCCGGGGCCACCTCTTACCATAAGAGGCATCGGGGCAGCTATGACATTTTGGAGTTGGCCTGATTCAGCCCCGGTTCTCGCCCTCTTAAATTCCTCACCCAGATTTGTTTTGATCAGCGGCATCAGTGTCTTGGCCTTATTGGTGGAACGCTTTCAGACAAGTCCGCCCCAGCGTACAGAAAGCGTTTGAGAGATACCTCAGAAAATCCCCGTTGCTTGCCCAGACTATCCCTAAAAATTGCCGGAATTTTGACTATATCACCGATCCAGTCGACATCTACGTAAGCCGTAAGTGTATAATCTGCCTCGATGGGCTGAACGTCTATAGACCATTCCATAGACCCACCATCGGCAGTACCGTCAGCATAGAAACTACTAAACCTGATACGCTTAAGATTAAATGCCACTGGGGAACAGAAGCGTCTACCACGCAGCAATCCATAAACAACATCAACAATCTTGTTCATAATACGCGGGTCAACCGCTTCTAACTCAGAAAGACCAGGAACAATCATCTAACCCTCCGAGAACGAATAGCTCTTATAACCTCTTCTCGATTGAAATCAAAAGAGGCCAATACCAAGTCCGTAGTAACCTGCACAAATTCATCATCCTGTTCCCACCCCATAAAGTATATGTCTCCTTGTTGAGCTACAATTTCATTAACCGCCTGGTTTATAATCTGAGCTAATTGACTGTTGGACTGCTGACGGCGAAAGCCATCAAGACTAAATCCATCAGAAGGTAACGCTGCTCCTGGAGAATCATGATATAAATGCTCACCAACCCCCGTTCTTCTGGGATCATCTAAAATATTGGGATCATCTAAACCCTCTGACAGATCTTCTTCATACCCCGATAAACTATCTGGAGCAACCGGTATATGGCGTACCTCCCCGTCTATACGAACTGCCTGGGTAATGCCACCACCACGAACTAACTTTTCATCCAGGGCTCTGGAAGATCCTTGTTTAATGCTACGCGGCATCGTTCAATCTCTGAAATTCAATTACTACATCGTTTAAGCAGTAAGCACCAAGTTTGTATTTTTTGATTGCCTCCTGTGATTTGCGCAGAATCCATTCATAGATTTCTCGATGCTCCGCGCTAATCCGCCTACCCAGAAACGGGGCTGAATCAGATAATTCCCCACCATCAAGCATTTTTATTAACTGAAGATCCGCTGGTTTTCCAGAGCCAAACTTTTGTTCCAGCTCAACCAACCGCCATTCTAACATAGCCTCTTGGTCTTTAAGCCAAGACTCAAAAACGTCCTTGTCACACCAACGCGGAGCTCCCGCTGAAACCCAATCCAGCTTATCCTTATAATGATAATCCTTTGGAATGCCTTTCTGAATCGCCATTAAGAAATTGCTAAAACATTCAGCAAGATAACCAAGATCAGACCATGAACGCTTGGCAGCTTCTATTGTAGGATCAGGAACGCGCACCACGTTGCCGGTAGTCTCATCTACAGTGACCGGAGTGCCATCAGGGGCTATTAACCCAGCATTGGACACGGAATTATCTCCTTAACATACCAAGGATTTAACTTGTTGCCCAGGGTCTGTATGTTCCTGGAAGAGGAATCTATTGAGAATGTTTCGAGATGCATTGAGGTCAGCATCCTCTGTGTACCCACAACTAATACATCGAAACATCTCATTCTTACGATTCTCTTTTAGGTTATAGTAAATTCAGGTGCAAAATGAACCAAGCCAAGTTGTTACCTACCCAAAGTAACCGGTCTTGGCAATCCTCTGCTGGGTCCTTGCGCTGGTGGAGTGGAAGATCGTTGTACCCCCGATCCGCGTGGCAGTGGTATATTTCTTATTCCACCCGACCCCATTGATGGAGCTCCTTCGATGCGATCCATAGGATTTGATACCGGAGACATCCCCCCAATTACCGGAACCGGCAAAGATTCAATTGCTCGGCGGCCGGCGGATAGATGTCCGCGAGCATCTCGGCCAGTCAGCAGACGAACTAAACCACAAACCCCGTCAGCTAAATCCTGAAGAAAGCCAGGCTTCCTAACTGGCTTATGATTAACACCCGCATAGATAAGATTTCTAAGCTGCCCAGGGGTTTCACCTTCTATAAAATCCATGCCCCCTAAGTAGATTTGCCGTTTCAGCAAATCGTAGTCCTCTAAATTAAGATTATGAATTTCAACCTTAATCCCACGTTTGCGAAGTTTCTCCTCCAGATGAGCTGAGTTCCAGGCATCTGCCCCAACCGCAACCAAACGGATGCTATCTGGGATAATAACAGTCAACCATTGTTCTATATTACTTAATGAAACTTGAATTCCCCGACTGGCATCCGGTCTCCAAGTAAGCTCATCATCAACCACAACAGTCTCAATACTAACCGCTTGGCCACCTGAATCAATCACCCGTTGCTCAAGATGCCCAATACTAAGTACGGCATCACAGTGCTTCTGAGCAGCATCCAGCCAAGCTACACGAGGAATCTCAAGACGTTCATACGGCGATCTTGCTCGGCAGTATTGTAATTGTTTAATCAAGTAGTGAACTACGTTACCGTCCTGGTCAGCGGTATGCTCAATTATATCGCGGGTCTCAAACAAGGGAAGCCTGTGGCGCGGTGATTCTGGATCTGTCTTAGAGGAAATCAAAGGCTTAATTCGTTCAGGGTATTCCAGCCACCCACCAGACGTAGGTGGGGGGATACATAAAAACTTGGTTATAGAATCGTCCAGAGTACGCGGGTCGTGAGAGTCAAAAGAGCCTAAGAAATTTACTGGAATCTCTATGCCACAACTCTCTAAATCAAAATAGGAACTAATACGAGGATGACTCAGCACAAAAGTATCTGCTGAAAAATTGTGCATACCCTTAGACTGCCAGGGATAAGCTAAACTACCAAAACATCTACCACCCTCTTGAGATTGTTTGAACAGTTCAAGAATAACATCGCCTTCGTCCTGGCGTGGATAGGACATTACCACACCCAGACCCTTGAAATTACGAGTTACTCGGCTATCAGTAGATGATTTGGCGGTATTATAAATCTTCCAAGCCTTCTCCAGTTCCACCGCAGAAGTGAACCCAGAAATCTCATCCAGAACGTAAAGCACCGGATTGTAACCTTCCCAAGATTCGTTCTCGGTCGTTTCGGCAACCGCCTCTATGTTCTTTGGGAAAATAATTCCGTTTCCGGTTACTATAATCTTGCCACGTACTTTAGAACGTTTGACTACCTTGGAATACCATTGATTTCGTTCCGTGATATCAAACCGGTCTTTATACCAACGAGACCCCAACAAGTTGTTCTTAAAGTATTGAAAAAATACTTTTTCTGCCTGTCTACCCTTCTTGGCAACGTTAATCAAGTGTAAATTAGAACGACTGCGAATACCTAAAAGATATTCTTGTGGGCTGCGCAGGCACAATAGCAGATGAACGATATACAGAGCAATTCTGGAAGCTACCTCGTCTTTGCCACCACCCTTGCCATAAACCAGAACAAGCTGATCGTATTTACGGTTAGGATTAAAAGTATTCTTAGGCTCTAAGCCCACCAATTGCTCCACGTCGTAGTATTGCCTGCCGGATAGGGGAAACGCCCCCAGATACGCCTGGGATTCGTTAAATTCCCTAAAGGACGCAGCCGGCTCCTCTTCCCAAATGACACTCGGATCAACCTCATGACCTTCCAAGTCGGCTGACCTGAGTGCATCCATTTGTTCAATCTCTTTAATCGATGCCATCTAATAGTTCCAGAAACGTCTTCGATCCTAAATTATCGTATGCCATCTTTACATATTCAGGATTTAAGTCAAAGCCAATGAAATCACGGCCTAATTTGCGAGCCACGTCGGCAACCGTACCACGCCCCATGAAAGGATCAAGAACCAGACAACGACCGGAGCCATCGTTCTCGCAATCACAAGACGGACGGAAACCGAGAGTTTTGGGTTCCCGATTTTTATAATTACCAGACCCAATTTGTGCAGCACCAGCAAGACCTGCCCGATTAGGTTCCCCCCGTCTTTTCCTTTCTTCCCAATCACTCTCATTTTTTCCCACCACTCTCATCCACGCCGCTCTGCATTTAGAACAAGCCTTGTGACTGCTCCCAGCTTCGATAACTAAGCTACAAAGTTCGTCTGGAAAAGAGGCAAAATGATTTTCGGGTCTGGGCTTAATACTAAGCGTCCAAACGGAACGAAGATTGCGAGTTGATTCGTATACCCATTTATGCCCAAGATTGGCGGCATGTGCCAATTCGATAGTATTATATTTTCCATGTTTTGCCCCAAATGTCATAGAGGATTTACTATTTGGATCCGTTATTGATCTCTCTCGCGCAGCCACAGCATCATAAAGATAATCATGTCCCTCCCAGAGATTGACTCTAATCCACCCCATTTTATTCTGAGGAGTCCAGCCAATCGGTTTAACTGACACCTCTTCTCCAGTTGTTTCATGTATCCAACGATAATCAGGCTTTGGCTGTTTCCTGACTCCATTCAAATCACGATGTGTCCAGAATTGAGTAGTTCCGCTTTTGGTAAGCATAAAAATGTACTCATGCGAAGTTGTAGGTCTATCCGTAGCACTGGATGGCATACAATTTCTCTTTGACCAGATAATGTCAGACCGCAGCCAATAAGGATCAAGTATTTCAGATAGGAATGACCAACCACGTAGCATTCCCTCAACTGCAGTTACCATCTCCCAGTCTCGGGTTTCTCTGGCGATCTTCAGCAGGTCAGCAGCTCGGTTAAGTTCCTTGCCTGGAATGACAGCGAATCCTTGTAATGCGAAGGCAACGCGCCAGGGAATACCACAAAGGTCTTTTTCTTTAAGCCCCATTTGACTGGCTGGGGGTTTGGAACGAGTAAAAACATCATCGAATCCTTCCTTAATTTCCTTGCCAAATTGACCAGCTCGGTTGCTTGCATGGGTAGCGTAGCTATCAGACAGATTCAAATAAAAAATCCCGTCTCTACGCAAAACTCGATGTACTTCATGAAAAATATCCTTAAGATGCTTAACATACAACTCTACCGTATGTTCCTGACCAAGTTCTCCTCTCCATGCACCACAGAGAGAACAGACATTACTTAAACTAACACGATTATTATATTCTACACAGTGAGAACCTCTATTTGCTAATTGCGTTGCCGATCTATATCCCACCCCTCCAGTTTGATTTGGTCTTGGGCTAATCACCCCCCTCCAAACATGATGACACGATGAATCTCCATCCCAAATCTGTGGCTCTGATTTGTAGTCTCTTAAGTTAAAATATGGCGGGCTGGTAAAACACAGTTGTACACTCTCATCCGGCATCTCCCTGAGTCCGTCCAGTGCATGCATCGCGTATATTTTATTACGTTCCAGGCTCATCCCAGTTTCTCCGGCGGAACTTTGAACTCTCTGGCTAACTGTCTACGCGCTATCGTGAATTCATCGCGCACGGTAAAAAGCCGATCAGATGTAACCTCTGGGTATATTATAGACACAATCAACTCAGTCATACGATAAATTAAATCCCCCATTTTATCCCCGAAGTCAAAAGTCCTCTGCCATTCATCTGCATACTTTTTATACTCCCTGATTTCACGTGAAAGCTTGGTCATCTGATCGCGTAACTTTACCACTGTTGTACCGATCTTAACAACATCTTCTGCAGGGGTTGTCTTGTCAACCAAACGGTCTCTAATAACGTTATACTCTTCTTCAGCTTCCTTGAACTTGGTCTCCAACAGCCCAATCATAAGCTGGTGATAGTCCATCGGGTCTACAACGCTACCAAATAACTTGCTTTCCGTCAAACTGGCAACAGCTACAAAACCACCTTCTCCAGTACTTATAGCAGCATTGTAAATCTCAGGGTAATAATTCTTCATAAAAGCCCGAATATGGGGCTCGGAAAAAGAGGCTTCTGGCCCGAATTTATCAATCAGCAGATCCCGTACCTTGCTGGGGGTCATACGCGGATTGTTGTAAAGCCACAGAGTTACAAAACTGCAATACTTACTGCGGTACAGCGCAGCCCCATGTAGTTCCTGTTTACGAGACATCTATGCTTCCTGTCTAACTATACCTCGCCCAACCACGCGAATTATTCTGCCAGCCACATCGGTAAATGCGGTCTCGTGGGAAACTATGAACAATTGAATCCCCATGCCCAAAGATATTTGTTGGGCAAACTCAATGGCACGAGGCCAAGCGCTCTTGTCAACTTGCCGGAAAGGTTCATCCAGACAAATTGGACCTTTACAACCCAACAACCTGAAAAGACATAGACGTAAAGTGAAACCGGCTACATCCACCAGCCCCCCACCTTCCGAATCCAAGATAGGGCCAGGTATAGGTTCATCCCCACGACGGAAACGAAAGTCAACTTCCATGCGGTCGGCACTGCGCTCTAACTCGGTGCTAAACGATAAAGAATTATCCTGATAGATAGTCCTGAGAGCCGCAGTCACCGGAACGTCTATCTTCTGGTGGATGAGCTCCTGGGCAGACAGAGATACAGCCTCCATGATCTGCATAGCAATTTCTCGGACGGCTACCTGACGAGATATTTCTGCCTTGCGCTGCAGAACCTTGCCCAGTTCCCCCTGACGTTGCTGGTGCGCACCCAAATCCCGTTGGTAGCCGTCGTAAGCCAGACGATAGCTCTGTGTGTTAAACCCGGTACCTGTCTGGGATACCACTATCAATCTCCTGAGCAAGACTTGTAGCCTGTTGTTGAAACTCGACTAACTTGGCGGGAATAACCAGGGGATCGGTTATACCCAGTTTAGCTAACTTAGCCAAGGCCTCTTGCTGGGCTTTACGCGCGCCCTCAACACGTGCCTCTGCTCTGGCTTTATCTTCAGACAGCTTTTGCCGCTTCTTTTGCAGAGCTCCTAATTGTTCTTCAGCATTCATTGTCCTGACTCCGTGGTTACTTTCTGAACCATCGCCAAAGCCATACTCCGAGCTTCGGCAACTAAAACAGGGTCTTTACCCACCGGCACATTGGCAATGGCTCGCTCTATGTCAAAGGTCTTGCCGGCTGCCTCGGTTTCTTGTTTCAGATACTCAACCATTCTGGCTATATCTCCAGCATCAGGTTCAGAGATAGGCTCGATGTCCCCAAAAATTTCCTGACCTGTGTGAGCACAGGATATAGGTACTATCTTCAACGAAGGCGGCGCACCATCAAATATTTCAAGGTACAGACATGACGGTTTACGTACCCGATTTATCTTGTTATCCTCATCACGGGATAGTGATCCTGGATTACAGAAAATCTTGCCATCCTGACGCACGTAAGGTGAAAATCCAGTATGATAATGACCGGATAACACGACGTCGGCGGCAGTCTTAACATCATCAATTAAAGTGCAGGCATAAGACAAAGGCTTATCCGTAATATAGCCATGAGCCATTAATATGGTGCTCTTGATACCAGGATGAGATTTGTCTGGGATAACGTCATAATCAGAATTGTTCCCCAAATCCAAATCTATTTTGTGGGGGCAGCCTATGATAAAAACTCCATTACGTTCCCACGTCTCGCCTTGACGTAATATCGTAATAACCCCAGTTGCTTCCAAGACCCCCACCGAGGATCTATGCATAGCCCCGATTTGATAGCCTACTTGGTCATGGCTGCCCACTGTACCCACGATGGGGATTTTGTGGTCTCTGGCCTTATCTAACGCGCCCACAAAGGCGTTTAGAACCGAGTTCTCTACGCTGTAGGTATCAAAATAATCCCCACCATGAAGAAATACGTCTACCCCATTTTCTATCCCGAAGTCAATGACCCACTTGACCTTCTCCAGAATGGCACGTGGGTAGTCATCAATTCGGGAACGGGGGGATACCCCCTTTATATGGGTGTCAGTAAAGAACACTGCTTTTAGAATGGGAGTCATCGGAAAATAACGTTTTTGGGGTCTGTTAGTGTACACCAATTATATGGATCAGCACCAAACGCAGGAGGTATATTTGTAAAACATACCACCGATGCCTGATATGCAATTTTAACTTTATACCTGTTGCCGTACCGAAGCTCCAGTCGTTTTTGCAGTTCATCAACAAGGTCGTCTGTGCTACAATTGATAAAATTCATCACATATCCCCTTGCAAATTCCAGTGTTCTTTATCAGCCCCACAAGTAGGACAAAGACCTAATTCGCTGAGTAGTTTCTGGTATTCAGTATATGCATCATTTTTGGCAACACACAAAGTTTCAAGATGTATGACGAGAGTTGCTTCATCATTATAAGCAGATGCCCAGCTTTGCATCAAGGGAACAACCTGTTCCCAGTCGTCAAGAAATGAGTTTACTGTATCAAAAGCAACAGTACAAGAACTTTGACTTAGTTCTGCTTGTTCAAGTGCAGTACTTTTAGTTTTATATTCCTCGTACCCAGCTTCAAGATTGACCAACAACGTACAAAGTTGTTCTGCTTCTTGCCAAGGCAAATTCTCCAAAGCATTTTTACAGGCTTTTACCTCAGACACCGCTGTCCTGCCTTCTTGGTTAATACGTTCTAAATCATCGCCCAGGAAAGTTACAGTTTCAATATGAGTATTAAGATCTCTTAAAGCTGAAACCTGAGATTCCAATTTAGCGAATATCATCCGCAATTGCTGTTCTGGAAAGGCTGCTATCTCAGTCTGAAGTTCCTCTGCTTGATCTCCTAAACGCCCAATTTCCTGCTGGTCCGCACGCTGTTCTCTGGCTAATTCGCGCATGGCCTTGTACACCGGATCAACTCCGACTACGTGGGACAGCAGACGAGCTGATAAACTTTTAGGCTTATTCATCAAAAAGACAGCATCATTTTGTTGATGCGCAAAATTCAAGTCAATAATTTCATCGCTGGTTTTTCCTAAAATTAAAGCCGGACTTATATCCAGCACTTCTTGTACGTCTGGAGGCAAATCTTTGAACTTGTTGAACTCAACGTCCTCAAGCCCCCTTCTTTTGATAATATAACGATTTACTTTTAAAACCTTAGTGGCTCCACTATCATCCAGAGAACGTTCAATGTCTCTGATGACCATCAAATCTGAAGACAACTGAATGCCAACACGACATCGCTCTTCCCCCGTCTTGGCAAACCAAGTACCCCGAAAGGCATCTCTGTAAACCCATCGCAAAGCCCGAATTAAAATACTCTTGCCCATCCCGTTTTCTCCAAAGATGACGTTCAGGTTGGGAGATAGATCAAGCTTAGTTTTGGCTATGGCTTGGAAATTCTGTATGATGAGTTTTTGGATTGGCATTTTCAAGCGATCTGTTCAAATGACCATAGTTCATTACCTAACAAACTGCGGCGCACATTGTCATAGTGCAATTGTCCTATGAACCAAGCATCAATTTCATCCTCTGTGAATAAACTTTGTTTACGCCTGGCTTCTCTTCTAAAAGTAATACGCTTACCTTCTTTTCCAATAATGTCAAAAGAACGTGCCATGTCCTTCTTAGTAGCCCTGCCTAAGCCAGTGGCAAACTTTTTGATCACTGATACATTATAAATAAACACCTTTATACCTGATTCAATAAGCATATTCTTTATTGCGCCACCCTGTTCCCGGATACAGGTCACGCTGGCACTACGCAGCTTGTGGGCATAATCTTCGATAGCCACTTCATGCACTCCGTATACTCGACACAAGACGTTTAAAATTCCGGTGGTATACTGAATCCGTTTAGGCATCGACAAACTCAGTTGGGGAAGGAGCGTGCCAAACTCGGCAATACGCTCCTCACCCCAAAATATCATGAAACCGGTGTGATTAGGACCCAGATCCAAAGACATAACCACCAGTTCATCATTAATCATCCCAGTCATCGAAATCGTCTGGGTTCTTGCCTTTGGTTTTTGCCTTTGACTCTGCCGCTGGCTCCTCGGTAGGTTTAGCTGACGACGGTAATGGTTTCTTCTCGTCGGTGTTTCGATTGCGTGGTGCAGCCTTTCCCTTGGGAGCTTTCTCGATAAATCTGTCCACGCGCAGGATCTTGGGGAAGCCACCTTCTTGCTCCGGAGCAATGATTTGCAAAGTTACCTTGTTGCCAATCATGTCCTCAAGTTCTTCAGACTTCTGCCCATCATCTGTATCGCTTCCCTGAATGGCCTCGATTACCTGGAACCCCTTACGTCCAACCTCAATTTCCCCGTCACTGTCAAGAGTAGCCCACAGTGTTTGGTTAAGAATAATTCCAGCATATTCTTCCTGGCCCTCAGTGTCACAGAGCTCGAAGTCCACCTGGATAGCATTAAACTTCTCACCCTTCTTGCCCGTCCGGGTGACCTGTTCAACCTTGGTGAACTCGGCTGTATATCCCCCTGTAGGGATAAAAACCCCAGCCTTCTTGGTAACCTTCATGTTAGACTCCTTCTACTTTTGCTTGTATTTTTAGGATTTCTACTTGTTTACTTAATACCAATAATAGAGCATCCAGTCCCTTTCCTAAGACGCGGCACACTTCCACAAAGTCTGCACATCTCTGTAATGCCTGCTCAACCACAGCCATTTCCAAATTATAGTCGGAAACGAAATTATCCAGATAAGCTGTTCTATCTTGAACGTTCTTGCAGACCTCGTACCCAGCGGTTTTCATACCATCTCTTTTCATCTGATCCAATAACCGATTAAAATCAATCTTCAAACTCGCCCACTCCGATCGAATGGCAATACACTCAGCACGGTAGACCGTCAATTTCCTGTAACCCTCGGCAGCCTTAGCAAGATTTGCATTAAATTCCTTTAGCCCCATCGCGGTAGGATCATCAGAAATTGTAACATCTCCAATTCTCACAAGTTCAGAGTGCATCTGACTGAAATCAGGCAACTGAACATCTTCAAGGGATGAACTTATTTCTTCGAGACTTCGGTATCCTATATATGGTATTGGAACAAGCTCCGGGTTACCAAGCAACCGAGATACAGGACCAGCAACCGTTGATTTAGTAATTTTCATGATTCTTGTGACAGGAAACCCATGACTTCAATCGTGGGTACTTGAATTCTGCCTCTCCAGTAACAATTTGTAATGTTTGATAGCCTGTGGTCTGACTACTTGAGCAGTTAAACGAAATAGTTCATTCTTTTGACCATACGCCCTATACTCCTCTCGGATAGCTGGATCAACTACTTCATTGAAAAGCCTTTGGATTTCAGCCTTGACCCAACCCCCGTCAATTGGCTCTTCGTTGATTTCTGCAAAGACGGCATTAGCTTGTACTTCAAAGGTGATTATTTCTTCTTTGCTGTACATGCAAGCCATCTTAGAGGAGACGCTTACGCCAGTAATTCTTGTTACCATGTTATAGTCCCTCTTCTAAATCCTGAAATCTGGATTCACGTGCTTTAGTACCCCCAAATAGACTGCCTTGCGCAATTCTCGATCTGCCGATAGAGCTAATCGGCATTCCCGCCCGGAATCAAATATCTGCTCTTGCCCATCTAATTGAACCACATGCTTCTGCTTTCTAAGTTCTATGATCCCAGCCTCAATAGCAGCATTAACAATCTGAAGATCCAAGTCCAACCCGGTACGGTAATCAATGTAAAACCCAAAGCGAGTTCCCTGTGGCGCTCGTTTGTTCTTGTCAACCAGACCAGTTATCTGATGTCCGAGAATATTACGTGTTCCCTTTTCGTAGACCAGCTTAGTAGGGGGAAAGACTTTTAGAGACTGCTGTGTGTAAAATTGCAGGGCATCCCCAGATGCAGGTTTATCTCCAGAAGCTCCGTAGCTACCACTAACTTCATCGAACTGAGACATCATTCCACTACGAGTATCACCCAATCGTTTTCTGGACTGTACAATCATAATAAGAGCAGATTTACTTTTATGATATAAATGAGGCAAAACGTCTTCCAAAAACCGAGTCTGTGCCTTGGCCTTGTCAGCCACGCGCGGTTCATCACTGAATGATTTAGATAGTTCAGATTCTGACTTTAGGGGAGTTAGACTATCAAACCCAATAATAGCATACGCGGCACTTCCGACTAAATCAATAACTTTATCATAAGCATCGGCACTTGCCCCCGGATCGTACACTAAAAGCCCTTCGCTTTCCAGCATAGTCTTGCCACCTGGCAAAACTGAAAAGCGATCTTCGTCAAAGTCAAACTCAGGGTTTATCAGCAAACTTTTCTTTCCGTACAACTGCCAAGCAGTAATCATCGCCATGTACAGAATAACGGATTTACCACCGGTGGAAGCTCCCCAAATACGTGATAGAATACTACCCATAAATCCACCGCTCAATGCCAAGTCAACGCTAAGAATACCGGTGGGGTAAATAATCTTTGGCTTCTTGCCCATAGGTCTATACGCCCCAACAGGAACGGTTCTGGAAACTTGTGGCTCTATTAAACCAGAACTCCTTAGTGCGGGAATATCCCACACATCCCGTTTCATAATCTCTGGGATAGACTTCAGACGAATCAGAAAGTCACTGCCCGGCAGTACCTGCCTGACGTTACTGGCCAGCGTCACGCGTGTAGGACCTATGTCTACCTGCTGGGCGCTGCCGTCCCAAGGTACAACCACCTGAGCATTGAATTTCTTGGTGAAGGCTTCAACTAATGGTTTATGATCCGCCACAAACACCTCAGTATCATCGCTTTATGGTAATATAATACTTTTACTTGTATATTACAAATACTATCTATTAAATTTTTTATGTAAGTGTGTCCAAGAAAGTCATTGGCAACCCAGCGGCGGCACGTTCCTCTGTTGTAGCTCCATGTAATTCTGCCAATTTTTTCCTGCTTATCTCACAAAAGCCAGCATCTACGTCTATGCCTATAAACCGCCTTCCCAGTTTTCTGGCAGCCAGCAGAGTTGATCCATGACCGCAAAAAGGATCGAGAACAATGTCATTCCCCGTTGAATGTAACTCAATAAAAAATTGCATCAATTCTACTGGTTTCTCAGTAGGATGCTGATTTTCATTGGGTATTATTTTATGAATTCCGTACATACCTGGTCGGATTACGTTTTCAATCCTCTTGGACTTATCATACCATTTACAAGCTGCCCCAGGCTTTTGCCCCACCAGAATAGTCTCATAACTACGCCGATAATGATGGCCTAGGCCCATCCCTCCTTTGTCCCATACAACCATGTGCTTAAATTGAAACACCTCATCCATCCACAAAGACCACCGAGCAAACTGTGGGTCTGGCCCACCACCACCACCACAACAACAACAACAACTGCCAGGCTTTAAAACCCGAAAGGCTTCCTTCAGAAATTGTTTATAAAGTTCATTTGCCTCTACCCCATCCTGGGCAATGGGACGCGGCTTAGATTTAGTTCTGTCCCCACCAAAAACAGCTTCCCAATTAGCAATCAAATCACCGTCATTGTTATTATGACCATAAGGAGGATCTGTAACAATAAGATCAATACTCTTTTCTGGTATAGAACTTAGTGCCTGCAAACTATCAGCACAAATAACTTTACCAATATAATCTCGTTCCCAAATCATAGCAAATCCATAAAGTTCATGGGAAGTCCGGCTTGGGCACGTTCTTCTGTTGTTGCATCTATGAAATTGGCTAATCTATCTTTGGCAATTTTACAATAGTCGGGGTTGATCTCAATTCCTATAAAACGACGTCCGAGTTGCTTCGCGGCAACGGCGGTTGTGCCAGAGCCGCACATCGGGTCTAATACTAAATCACCAACGCGTGAGGCGCTCTTTATCAATATCTTCATAAGTGCAAGCGGCTTAGTTGTCGGGTGTGCAGTATTGTCATTTCCTGATATAATAGGCAGCGCAATAATTTCGTGAATACCTTTTTGTGGTTCATACTCGCGTCTAAGGCTTTCATACTCGCGTCTAAGACTTTCATACTCGCGTTGAAAACCTTTATACTCACGCTGAAAATAACCCGCCGTCTGTAGTTTAGCGTAGATTTCAGCGGTTGGGAATACCCATTGTGAGTCAGAGAAATAATGACGAGATACTACACTTTTTGTATCCGTAAGATCATTGATATATTGGTTGAATTGATCCAGCGTACTATGTCCTAAATGTTTCATAAGCGCATCTCTCTCTTGGCGCATATAAGCCTTAATAGCATTAAAGCAATCTGGGTTTTCATAGATAGATTGTAAGCCAGTTCTATCACCATAAAGACCATAGTATAGAATACGCTCACTCATTACTGGAAAAGACTTCAGATTAGCAGCATTCTTCTGGGGTAAATTGTTTGTTTTGTGCCAAACGAGATGATTCAAAAAGACAAAATATTGATCAAATAGCACTTGAACATAGGCAATATTGCGATCATCACCGAAGATAAACAAACTCCCACGATCACAAAGTAAGCGTTTTAATTCAATAGCGATAGGCTCAAGCCATTTTATGTATTCCGCAATGCTGGAATGTTGCTTATCCCAACTCTCGTTAGCAATCCGATAATATGGCGGGTCAGCAATCACCAGACTAACGCACTTATCCGGCATCCCCTTCATAATACTAAGACAGTCACCACAAATAACTTTATTTTCATAGTCTTTAGGAAATATCATACCCCCACCTTCTTGAGTTCACTCCAGCGTTCTCCTACCTCAATATCGACTCGCAAAGATACGCTAAAATCCGGCAACGGCTTCATCAGCATAATCTCACGCTGTAAAGCACAAACCTCGTTCACTTCCTCATCAGGAACTTCAGTAACAATAGAATCATGAACTGTTAAAACTGGCCTGGCTCTGTACTTATACTTTATTAACTCATCTTCCAATCGATAGATAGCTTGGGCACATATATCAGCGGCAGTTCCTTGGATTAAACTATTGACCGCCTGCCGGTGAGCTCTCCCCAATTTATCTTTTTGTCCCGCGTAGGGTATTCTCCGATGCCGACCAAACTTGGAAATCACTTCTTTATTAGCATCAATTTGCTGGTGAGTGTTACCAATAAACTTCTCTACCCCACCAAACCGCTGAAAGAATTTAGCCCGGAAATCTTTGAACACTGATACGTCAAGACCATAAGACTTTGCCAGAGAATCATCTGATGATCCGTAAATAAGACCAAATACAATACTCTTTATCATTTGCCGCCTACTCGCCAAGTATGGATCTCCCCGCAAAAAGCGTGAATACGCCTCTTTAAAATCCAAACCAAATAAGGAACAAGCTGCAGCAAAATGAACATCTTCGGTAGAACAAGCAGCCACCAGAGCTGCATCTCTGGAATAATCAGCCAATACCCCAACTTCCATTTGTGAAAAATCGCCCTGTATCAATTTCCAGCCAGCCTGAGCACAATAAACACTCTTTACCCGCTTGCCCCAAACATGACTTATATTATCAAGTTCACCACCACGTGGGATGTTTTGGAGATTGGGTTCAGAACTTGATATTCGCCCCGTTTTCGTTCCGGTTATTTTAAATGATCCATGAATTCTATTGTTTATCTGAAATCTCTCAATAGGTATCACATAGGTACTTAACATTTTCTGTAACACTCTGGTATTCATAATCAACTGTACCAACCCCGAAGATTGCGATAAACTACCCAACATAGCTTTTTTCGTACTTATCTTAGGATTCCCTTTAGCATCCAGAATAGGAACATCATCATCATCGGTTTCCTCTAAAGCCGTTACGTCTACGCCATTCTGCTTCAGCGCTAAATAAACATCGGTCGGGGAATCTACATTAACCGTGCTTCCAAAAACCTTACGCATTCTGATTTCAGCTTTAGTTATCTCAGCTTCCAAATCCGCTTTGAGTTTGATAACTGCTGATACATCAACCGGTGCGCCGGTTAATTCCATGCGTTGTAAAGTGCGCTGGTAAGGAATACAATGATGATAAAATAGATGCTCAAATTGCGGGTACTTACATAAACGTTCAGCATAAATGTCTCTGAGTCTAAGCTCTAAATCAGCGTCTAAACAACAATACTGCGCAATAGTATCCAGAGACAATGATGCCATGTCTCCCTTCTGGGCCATGCCCTTCCAGCCCGATTTCTCTGGTATATGAATACGCACCTGTTCGTCCAGGGCATGGGACATTCGATTCTCATCAAGCAAATGAGAAGCAATCATAGTATCAAAACTATAACCAGAAACCTTAATACCTAAATCACATTCTAAAATCATATTATCATACTTAGCATTTTGCCCACCTTTGCTTATATTAGTTTCCAAAGCCTTTTTCAATCTACCAACTACATAATCCTGATCCTCCCCCCAATAGGATTCCAACTCATAACTAAAAGCTGGTCTGGTACGTAACGGAAGATAAACAGCGTGACCAGCTCTCCAGGAAATACTAATGCCCAGAATTTTGTCCTTATAAATATTGGGGCGTTTGCTGTTAGCATCATATACTTGTGCTTCCACGTCATAAATAAAATCATTCATTTCACCATTATGCATCCAATCAAAAAACTTATCAACCATTGTACGCGACTTTAAAGTACGATATTTCTCAGCAATTACTACCTGAGCACCATTAAGCCAAGAAACGGCTCGGTGCATATCCTCAAGCAATATCTGATAGTTAGCTGGATTACGACCTGGTAACAACGATGCTGGGTGATAGGAAGGCATTACGTAACAGGTGTGTTCCCCGAAGGATTTCTCAACTGGGCGACCCCGTAAATCAGCCAGCCGAGTACCTCGCTTACTGCCCAGAAGTAGATTAGAGGAAATTGCACCCAAAGTAACTATGATCTTGGGCCTGAGTTCTTCTATAGCTGGAAAAAGAAATAGCCCAGGACATATCCCTAAGCCATCTTTTGCTTCTGGAGAATCAATGTTATTGTTCTGCGGGCGGCAGCGCAATACGTTGAATATCCATATCTTTCTACGATCCAGACCAACTGCCTTTAGTATTGGATCCAGCACTTGCTGACCAGCTATACCAACAAAAGGAACGCCCCGCTTATCCTCGTCCTCTCCAGGAACTTCCCCAATAAGCATAATTGGGGTATCTGTATTAACGGGGCCAGTGCCTTCTACTTCCTGTGTTGCTGTCTTGGATAGAGAACATTCTGTACATCTCATGATATTTATGACAATAGCCCCACGATTCCAATCGTAGAAATTATGCCATCCGCTCTGGTTAAATTTCTCAAATTCTTCTTGATTTTTAGTGAAAGTTTTGCTATATTTGGAGCATGAAAGCCATCCGCACTATATCCTGTAAATTGTTGACTACAAAGCCACAACAGGAACATATTGAAAGAACCCTTAAAGCCTTTTCAGCAGCCTGCAATTTTGTGGCGGATTACGGACGCAAGACAGACAAAAAACGACAATTCACACTTCATCGAGGATGCTACTATAATCTACGTTCCATTTTTAAACTGAAGGCTAATCTTGCATCCCGTGCCATCGCACGTACAGCAGTGGCTTTAAGACGGAACCCCAATTCCAGATTTAAACCTTCCAGCGTTGATTTTGACGAACGGATTTTTTCCTTCAACGAACATGACTGGAGCGTGAAACTTACCCTCTTGGAGAGCCGAGAGAAGTTTTACCTTCATTTGGGAGATTACCAAAGACAAGCATTGTCGGGTCAACATCCCACTTCGGCACAATTGACCAAAGGCAAAAAGCATTATTTTATAAATATACAGATTAAGGAGGATGTCCCAGAATCCTCTACTTCGGATGGAATTCTGGGGGTGGATTTGGGAATTAAGAATATCGCAACTACATCGGATGGCGTTCAGTTTGGTGGAGAGATTCTTAATACTTACCGATTGAAACAGCACAAAACTCGCAGATCGCTTCAATCGAAGGCAGGAACGGGAAAACGGAGCACTTGCAAAAACGCCCGTCGTACCCTCAAACAGCTTAGTGGCAAAGAATCTCGCGCCGTCAAGAACGTCAACCATACCATCAGCAAAAAGATTGTAGAAACTGCTGCTGCTTCTGGCAGAAGCATCGCCCTGGAGAACTTGAAGGACATTCGGAAACGCACCAATCCAAAACTGCGCAGATCCCAACGAGGTCTGCACAATAGCTGGGCATTCTACGCCCTTCAGCAGATGATTATCTACAAGGCCATGCGAACCGGGGTCGCTGTGATTAAAATTAACCCCGCTTATACATCCCAGATATGCTCTTTTTGTGGCAGTCTGGGGCATCGTTCTGGTCAAATCTTTTCCTGTGCAAACTGTAGTGCTGTTCTAAATGCCGATGTTAATGCGGCACGGAACATCGCCGCGGTCGGGGCTGCTATAAACCAGCCCGAAGACTCGTCCCATGACAGGGTTAAAATCCACGAAGTTACTCGTGGGTAGTTTATTTTCGTCTCTGGAGCACAATCCGACGTTTGGGTGCAAAGGGGTCGAAGTCCTGAGAGGATTTCTTTATTCTTAGCCCCGACTTCTTCTCTGGATCTACTGGCGGCGCAACTACTGGGGTCAACCCGTCTGATAGATTGACCACGTGTGCCCTAACCCGCTGCCTTAGTACGTCTATGGTCTCGGTTGGTTCCGACCCCAGAGCAAAATCTTCACAGATTGCCATTAGCCTGTTAATTGGAATGGCATTGATCATGGTAGCTACTACCATTTCTGTAGTTCGCTGCATCAACTCTCCATCCTAATATATGGAACGACGAACATCTTAATCCCCAGCGAAGAACTCTCACAGTGGATAGACTTGTGCAAGGAAACGATGTCCAGCTTAAATTCTCCCTCGTACACAGAAGTAATCAACTCCAGCGCGGAAAGGTATAACTGGAACGACATTTCCTCCGGAATCTCGCCATCGGACAGCGAATAGGAAATAACATCCTGCATGCGGTCTTTGTTATTTCCCACCCCCACGAGTTTGAGCTTATCCCCAAACGCAAGGGTGCACAGAACATTATCGCTGAAGAAAGTGCGTATTCTGTCCAGTACCGTTTTAAGTTCTGCGGCGTCGAGGACGATGCCAATGGTTGCTTTATCGGCCTCCTGGAAGACCTTCTGGAGTTCTGCTTGTGGGAACTTTTCAATCTCTCGGCAGAACCCTGAAATAATAACATTGCCTTCTAAATCAGAGAACCAAATCTCATCCTGATCCCAGAATATCAAGACTCTGTCGGCAGATAAGTCCCCCAGCATATTTACTAAATCGTTGGGGACCACAGTTCTGATTTTCCACCGATGGTCTTCCATCGGAACTAACATGCCGCGCAGCAGATCGGTAGCCATGAAATTTCCTTCCCCATCCGTATAGATTCCGTCAAGAAAGGATTTGAGCGGATCATCATCGGTGCATCTGCTCATGATTTGAAGCGTCTTGACAAACGATGGTAGGTCTGAAATTTCACCCACAGCTGCACCGCGTGGCATGAAGGCTGTTTCGTCCTGGCCAAGTCGCTCAATATAGTCAGTTCCCGGCAAGTAAGCAAGATCGGCTTTAGTATTGCCAGCCTTGAGCGATAGTTTATCCTTGTCAGAATCAGCCCGGAAACTAACCGTTTCCCCACCCGAACAGCTCACAAACTTGGAAAGTTTTATCAAGTCAACTGCAATGGGGTATAGTTCTCCAGAATCCGTCTGATAGGCTATATTACGGAACAAATAAGTCTGTTTCTCATTGGTCGCCAGTATGACAACCATGCCACCATCTTCTGTAGGCTTAATGAGAACCATCCTACGAATCACCGTCTCAGTCGGCTTAGGTTTCAGATTCTTTACCATCTTGGACAGTATATCAGCCAACTGCTGACGATTAAACGTTACGGTAAATGATTGCATTTGTATTCTCCCAACGTGCTATTATGTGGATGCCTTCTCATTTTCAAGAGCTGCTTTCTTGGCGAGTTTATCACGAGCTTCCTCGTTGGTGTACATGAGTTTGTTTGCTATCAATTCCTTTGGCTGGAATTCTCCAATATTTATGATTTTATCAATATGCTTAACCAGAATTACATAACGTACCTGTTCCGGAATCTCAGGAACTTTGTATATCATACCATTCCAAACAAGATCGGGGCGCATAACCATAACCGGTACTTTCTTCTTTCCAAGTTCTATAATCATCCGATTACCATCCCAAACTTCGGCTACGGCAACAGGACCAGTCTTGCCAGCCAGAGCAACTAATTGATTAATATGCTCTAACTCATCCATTTCTGGGATTGCTGAAGTTGTTTTGGCTTCCGGTGAGGCTTCAAATACCTTAACATCGTCAATTCCATGAAGTGCATCATACAAAGCGAAGAGTAATCCATCCCGATTTACAGAATGTGAATAATGTGGTTGAAACGTCTGAACTGCTCGAACCATTAGGGCTGACTGCCTTCTTCCAACCTCATCTGAACCACCCCTGCCAGGAATATACACCCGATAGAGATAAGTCAACAGAGCATCGGTAAATTCATCGGTATAAGCCTCTCGAATTAGACGGTCTGCAGCAGCCAAACGACCTTTGACAATAGCCATGACAAATCGACTAATCTGCTCAGAGGTTGCTTTGCCAGATACTAATTCAACGACTGCAGGTGTTAAAATCTCCCCCCCAAATGCCAAGACCTGCTCAACTAAGGACAGAGCTTGTCGTACCGAACCATCTGATAGTTCGGATAGTGCTACCAGTGCGGCATCATCAAACTCTTTGACCTCAGTTTCTCCGGTGATGATTAAGCGTTCGATGATCTGCTGAATAAACGCCTTGATCGTCTTTTCGTTGATCGGTCTGAACTGAAGAGCGGTGCATCGAGACCTAATTGTGCCCGTAATCTTGTGTCCCTCGGTGGTGCATAAGATCCAGCGAACGTTGGGATTGGGTTCTTCCAGAGGCTTTAAAAGCGCAGTCTTGCCAGCGGTGGTTACGTGATGAAACTCGTCCAAGATAAATACTCTGGTTCTATTTCCAGAGCCGTACCCGGACTGCCCAATAAGACTAACAATATCGTCAACTTTATTGCTGGTCCCGCAATCAATTTCCGAAACCACAAAATCTGTTGCCCCACCGATAATACCCACACATGATGGGCATTTACCACAGGGATCGGCCTGGTCTTTGGGGACTTCTCGGCAGTTTATCCGAGCAGCCAGTAGCCGAGCGCAAGTGGTCTTGCCAAGCCCACGATCCCCCTCCAACAAAATAGTCTGGGGAATCTTGCCACGCAAAATCATATTACGTAGAGGCCTGACTACTTGTAACTGCCCGATAACATCATCCCAGCTCCTGGGACGCATCGATCTAATTAATGCTTGGTAGTCTTGAAATTGGGCAGGCATACTAATTACCTTCCTGAGATAGCAATTTGTCTAAATGATCCTGTACCACGCCTGGAACTATTCCGGTAATGTCAGCAATCTCTGCTACTGCCATGCCGGATTCCTGGAGTATCCGTTGCACAAGCAAAGCTAACCTACGTCTGCCAGTTGGTTGCTCCTCTGGAGTAATAATCACTTGATCGAAGGACACATCTGCTTCAACCTGCATATCACCTGGAACGACTAACTCATGCCCACCAGAAGCGAGATTCTTGATAACTACGTAGTCACTGTCTACGCGTTTCCTGAGAAACTGAATCTTTAGCCCCTTGGGACTCAGATAGAACTTTCCGGCTACACCATCTCTGATATTCATGGGTTTATCTCAACTTTAAATTTGGGGTGGAACGTACAGCCCCGCTTCTACAAACTGTACCAAGGCTACCCACCAGACAACCGATACTACAATCATTCTGGTTTTATTCCTTGAAGTCCCACCCCGTTATCCCCAATTTAGCAAGAATAGATATAAATTACAAGTATTTTTTACGTTTCTTTTAATGGGTTGGAGTTGTCCAACACCGACCTAACGTTTGATGAAAAATCACTGGGTAACGTTCCAAATATCCAACGCTTTCAGCTACTTCCCAAATGCCCTGAATATCAAACAACAAATCTGAAAAACTATCAGCATCACAGCCGTATTCCATTCTTACCATTACAGCATCTATCAAATCACGAAGTAAGAAGTAATCTGGATCTTGCAACCTGAAAAATCTATTTACGTCATTGGTAACATGAGCTTTTTCCTGCTCTGCTCTAACGCCTGGCGGTATTGCTAATAATAAATCACAAACTCCAATTAAACTCTGATTCAGTACCTGTTTCCAAACTAATGGATTTGAATTCTTTCTCCGTTCCAGCTTGCGGCGTAACCCCTCTAAGGTAACTCCGCGTTTTCCTAATGTAGCTAAGTATTGCCAAGCAGCTTCACGGTCTAAATTCTTGGCGCGTTCAACAAGATTAAGAATGTTACCTTTAGCACCACAGGAAAAGCAGCGGAATACTCCACCAGAATCTGTGCGAATCCTTAGATTGGGGTTCTTGCCATCATCGTGAAATATGCACCAAGCCGTGATCCACGTGCCGCGTGCATCTTTTATCCGCAACCCCAACTTTGAAATGACGCTTGGAATGTCCAGGTTGTCAAGCTGTATGCGGGACGCTGTCTTTTTAAGTAACTTCATGAATCAGCAGTCGTTTCTATAATCCCACCCCAAACATATTTCCAAACCTATTTAAGACGTACCCTAAGCTCTTCTACCCTTTTAGCCAAAGAATCAGCCTTAACCTTATACCCATAGTTCCCGTATTTGCGGTAAATTCGTTCGCAATCCGATTTGTATTCTATCAGTTTACTCAGGTTTTCATAAGGACTACCCTGAGAAAGTCCCCCAACGCCAGCATGAGGATTATAAACTCCGTCAAGCAACGGTTCAACAGCATCACAAGCCCCGACAGCCGCAGCGATATTGTGATATAGACCAGGCTTTTCCCAGAAACGCGCTGAGAGTATTGCAGGTTCAATGTAGTAAGGATTCCGTTTTCCTATCCTAACGTAAGCCAATGGAGAACTGTGGATGAGTATCGCACTTTCAAGGTCGTCTGGGTTCATACCTTTTTGTAAAAGCGCTACCAGAGAAGTATCCGTTGGCGGTGGATCAAAAAACTGCCTCTTATATGCAATATCCTCCCTGTGTATATCATAGAACAGGTAAGCAACAAACAATCCGAAAATTATAGCAATTGCCGCTGCGTACGAAACAAGGTTACGATATTGCTGTTTCATGTCAATTTTCTCCTTTAGGTTTTCAAATCCGTAAGTAATTATTCTGCGGAATTATACCTTTAACAAACCCACAGGTTTGTGATTAGGTTTAACTTGTTGCCCAGGGTCTGAAGACTCCTGGAAGAGAAATCTATTGAGAATGTTTCGTGATGCATTGAGGTCAGCGTCCAAGGAGTAGCCACAGCTTCTACACCTGAAGAATTGTCCTGTTCGATTCATAATTTAATCCAAAACTATCAAGAATCCAAATACATTTACAAGTATTTATTATCAACATAACATTACCCAAACTGTCCCTCATACCCATCTTGAACATCTAACTCCCTATCGCCAACATAGGCGTATTCAGGGGCCGCGAATAGAGGTATTTCAAACAGTTCACCATAGCGATTCTTCTTGGCGCGTACCCACAGCCGATTCTGGGCAGCGTCTTCTTTGCTAAAATCCAAATGCCATAGTTGGTGTACATGATAGGCAATAGCTTGTGATAACCCAACATGCTCAATGCCCATATCTCCGCGGTCTTTTATCAACGATCCAGTTCTCGATTCCCGCACCGCAGTAACCAGCGGGATTCCGTAGCCCTTGGTAATGCCCAAAAGTTCCAAGAAAATACGATCCATCTTTTGACTTTCATGATCATAGGCAGAAAGCGGATCAATGAGATTGGCGTAGTCCAGATAAATAACTTTAGGAAAATCCCCGTATTGCCCATGATATAGTTCCACTTCTACAGCCACATCACCAGTTGTAATAACGTCTGGGCAGTCAACCAACCACAGGGGGTACTGGCGCTGGTCATGCAAAGTCTTCAGGAGATTCTTATACCTGCGCCGGTAACGTCCCTGTAAATTCCCCTCTTGCAGCCAAATGTAGTCAAGACGTTCCGAACCACCCTGGGCATCAGTTAGCAAAGACTCCAGAGCATCTAAAAGTAAACCTATTCGCTGGGCGCTCATTTCCCGTGATATGTACAATATCGGAATACCTCTCCGCGCTTGATTATAAGCCATATTGAGCATCATCCGAGACTTATAAACGCCAGGCTTGCCAAAAATAGCTATTAAATCAGCTTCGCCAACAAAAGCATGAAGACCACCGGTGCTTTTGTCCAAGGACGGAATCCCAAACTTGATACCGCACAAGGATTCTGGATGATCCTGTAAGAACCTATAACGCTTCCAACGGTCTGGCGCAGTTTCCCAATACCAAGCGCGGGTGGTATTAGCTTTATGACTCGATTTCAACGATAAATCGGTAATTCTATGCTGAACCGAAGTCAATAATTTGCGGTGTGGCTCATGACCCGTAAAATCTGCCACGTAAGCCGCGATCTCCAGCAGACCCCTACCAAGACCCGCATCGCCTAAGATCTGGGCAAATAGCCCTATCTCTGCCCCTTCTGGGATAGTTTTAGAAAGTATTTGAGCCAGTTCTTTCAAGGCTTCGGGATTAGGACACCAGGATTGGAATGCTGCCGAGGTGGGGACAGCGTTGAATTCAGACCAAAACGTTCTCAGGGATTCACACAAATTACCATAAAATACGAAAGCGGATGATGGGAGCTTTAAAAACTCTTGGAAGTTCTTGGGGTCCTGCAAGGCTAATCCGAGCACGTACTGTTCGGCTTGTCTGGATTCGGTTGGATATTGGCTATTTTCCATAAGTCTTTTTGGCGATCTGCTCCAGATAAGAAATCTGGAAACGGTAATTCACTCCGTAGAATTCCAGAGAGTCCCATTCCTGTATCCGGTCAAAGACGGCAGTGGGGTAAATATTAGACAAATCCGCCAACGGTTGGTTGGCTGTGCTTATAACTGGCACTTTCTGTTCGTACAGCCGATTGAAGAATTCAGTTAAATGCCCCCATGCATACTTGGTCTCTCCTGGAGCAAAAACTTTGTCTATCTCGTCCAGAACTAACAAATCTGTCTGATCTATCTTAGCCCACAGAAGCATGCTGGTATCCCGCAGGCACAATTCATCGAACAAAGTCATACCGGATAGCCAGAGAACCCGCTTGTTTCCGTCCAATGCTTTTCTGGCAGGGACTGAAGCCAAGGCGGACTTAGCTGTGCCATGATCCGCTGACCAGAGCATAAGACTTGCACCTATCTGCAGGATAGAAGCAAGATCATCAGACCAAATCTTGAACAAGCCTAAGCTGGCGCTATTAGCCTGTCTAAAAGTTTTGGTCAGATCTCGGTATGTAAAAGACCAGAACCGTTCCGGAATGCCAGCCAGCAGATAACCAACTTGCTGTTTGTATAATGTCATACACCGACAATCTCGGAAATGCGCCTTTTTCCCAGGTTCCAGGACATAGCCAGTCTTGCCAGTTCCGCATTCTGGGTCTTGACATGAATCGAAGATCCGTGTCTTGAGTTCTTCTGGAGTTAGTTTAGCCATCTTCGGGATTCTTGCTCATGCGCGCGCGCGATGTGTGAAAGTTACAGATTCATAAAGATTCTCTTGCTTCAAGAGAATCTTTGTGAATGGCTACGATCTTTCGTTAGAAAGTCGTAGCCTAAGGAATTGTTGATTATCATAATGCGCCTTATAAGAAACGCTTGTAATGGCCGCTTATAGAAAGCCTTTAAGAGCCGCTTATAAGAAGCCCTTGTAATTACAATAATAATAATAAATATATTATATCCTATAGTAGTTAACAATAAGGCGCTCTTGTAAGTACGCTTATAGGCGCTCTTGTAAGCAAAATCCGAAGAGAAATAGAAGATAAACTAAGATAAGAAATAGAAGATAATCTTATCAACAAATAGAAGATAATCTTAGTAAAAATTGATAAGAAATAGAAGATAATCTTAGTAAAAATTGATAAGAAATAGAAGATAATCTTAGTAAAAATTGATAAGAAATAGAAGATAATCTTAGTAAAAATTGATAAGAAATAGAAGATAATCTTAGCAAGATATACTTGTATATCTAATCATCTGACAATCCACGTGCCTCAGCCAGTTGGCTAAGTTGTGGTGATAAATCGAGTTTCTTTGTCTGTCTGTGTGTTTTAACTACTTGTAATGATCTCTGTCTGTGAAAGGAGTAGAAGTATCTCTTATTCCAAAGCCAAGAAAAAGTCATCACTTTTAAATTGGGGTTATTGATAAGAAATAAAAGATAATCATAATAATCATTTTTGGTAACTTCTTGTCTGTTGATAAACTGTATTATCTGTCTCGCTGCATACACGTCATCGTAAGCCCCGTCGGGAAAGTCATATCCTTTGCTCAACTTGAATTGTTCTCGGAACTCCCGCAAAAATCTACTGCCATTCCATTCACTAACATCTTCTTTTTTTTCTTCTTTTGGTATGTGGGAATCCAAGGCAAGTTTAAGTTGTTTAATCTGTTCACGTTGGGAAAAAACTGTGTGTACTAAGTCATTTATTAATGGATCTATGCCTCGGTAAACGTCCCGTTTCATAGATCCTCCAGGGGCACTTGGTTTCTAAATCTAAGCATTAGAGAAGCTCTTAGATCCTTTTCTATAATCTGAAAGCTTGGTTCCTTTTGATAATAGCTCAATCTGATTTTAGAATGTTTTTTCAAGTACTTCTCCAAGTGGTAAAAGTCTATAAAAATGCCTTTTGTTTTTCCTGGGCTGGGGGTCATCATGCGCATCCGCTGAAAGATTCTGCGGCTATCCATTCCCCCATCCGCATTAATACCGGCGTCCAGGCTGGGCACGTCTATGCCCTCGCTAAAAACCGTGCTGATAATACACATGACCCGCTTTTTGTCTAACTGGCGAAAAACCTTGTAACGGTACACTCCGCGTTCCTGTCCGGTAAGCACCACGGAATTAGGTATAAGCCTTCCTAAGCGTTTGGCGTGTTGGATCTGGGTAACTAAGATAGCTACCGATTTTCCAGCCTTAATTAGCGATTTGGCAGCGCCTACAATTAAATATTCCTTGATTGGGTTATCTACTACAGCAGCCCTATAAACCGCTTGGTAATTGCCTGAATAACACAGAACTTTTGGCAACCTATAGAAGTAAATGTTAAGGGGAACAAGAAACTTGTTTCTTACCATGTATGAATAACCACGATGATAGATTATAGGACCTATACCGTCTGAAAGCAGCAGATCAGAACCATCGTCTATCCATGGTGTTCCGGATAGACCAATAACACACCAAGCATTGACCGCTTTACGAAAGGCTTCTCTGTATGATCTCGAAACAATGTGGTGAGCTTCATCTATGATCAGAATTTCACAGCCACGAATTAGCTTAACCAAATCGAGTTTTATTTTCCTGTTTGGGGTAGCTTCTTTATATTCACCTCTACGGGTATCAAACCGCATCCCAAAGGCTGCGTGTAGACTTTGAATGGTAACTACTGTAATATCCCTAATATCGGAATTACCATCGCCAACTAAGCCAATTGGCTCGGATAGCAACTCAGCCATAGCCGCCTGAGTTTGCCGAGCCAAGTCAACTCGTTCAACTATGAACACCGCAGGCCTGCTTTGTACCTGCTCCAACAGGGCTATAGCTATTCTCGTCTTACCCGTTCTGGGTGGTAGATGAATTATTCCCCTGGGGGTGGGCAGTCCGTGCTTTTTGTTGTTTATTATGGCTGATACAGCCTCTCGTTGATATTCCCGCAAACCAGCAAAAATAGATAAATCAGGATTAATCTTTAGAACCGGAAGGTTGCGCTGGTCCTCTATCTCCAGACCAAGCCTTATCCAACTTCCCAGCGTATTCTGCAAATGACCTGTTGAATACCAATCTTTGTCACCGTTATAGGAAAAGCGGCCGTTGGGCAGTTTGATCTTACCCTTGCGGTATAGACAGTAATATCCGTCCCAGTTACCCCTTTGATATTCCTCGCTGAAGAAGAAGTCATTTTTCCTGAAACTCAGAGATTCAACAATGAGATTTCTGGTAGCAAGCTGTTCCTTAGTTAAACCTTCTGGGGCAACAATTTTAATTCGGTCGCGTCCTATGGTCACTTTAGACATCTCGATTCCTTCTCGTGCACTAAATATAAAATTAAAACTTATAGAAAACAAACAAAAACTTCTATTTCTTCTATCCACTCATCTTATCTGCTACGCGAGCTTTGATCTCTTCGATGGCGCGCTTTTTAAGTACAGCAACCCAGCGGCTGGATAGTCCCGTTGCTTTGGCAATTTGCGTGGAGTTCCAACCATCATGATAACTACGTATGAGGATTTGTCTTTGCCTCTGGTCTAAACCACCGTTAGTTAGATTCAATAATTCTGTCAAAAGATCAATACCCTGTAGTCTACCACCGGCTTTATATTCTTCCCAAAGGTCTCTGTCTTTTAGAATTGGTGTTGGTATTGTGGTTGGGCCACGATAAAAGGTCTCGGCTGTTTGTTTATCCAAAGTTTCAACATCGCTATCGAATACGGAAAAGACATGTTGGTTTAGATACTTCTTTTCAGCTCGATTTGCCGAAGTAATGGCATCCCGTACCCACCAGTACCCATAGGCACAATAGCGAATATTGGTACGATTTATATCAAACCGCTCGATGCCAATTATGTCACCAAGAATGCCCTCATGGATCATGTCTTCAAGTAGGGGATTGTACGGACCTAAAATGTGATTTGCGGCTGAGATGATGAAACCGAGGTGGGCTAAAATTAGTTTATTGCGGGCAGTTATATCGCCTTTCTGGGAGCTGGCTATCAGTTCATGCTCTTCAGAATTGCTAAGCTGTTTTTGGGGGAGGTCGTTGAGTATGCCTCCAGTTGTTAGAATTACGGTTCCTGCCACGGAAGTATCTCCTTAACATGTGCAGGAGCTAACTTTCTGCCATTTTTTGTGGCAAAATCGCTTGATCATGGGGCTTGCCATAGAAAAACTTGCAGATCGAATAGATCGGTAGCAGTCAGACCACTGCCCATAAGGATAAAATTAAGCCATTTATTTTCAGATTCCAAATGAATATCCGCAAAAATTCTATGATTAACGTCCCCACTCAAATTATAATTCCATATTTCCTTAAAACCGCCGACCACAGAGAACCAGAAATTACTACCGCTGATTAGATCTGCTTGTATAAGTTCCGGTGCTGCTGCTTGATACATACTGGTCTCACATCCATTGTGCCAAGTGCCTGGGAAATGGTGACCGGCAAAACTGTGTCCAGTTGGTATTGCTGCATTTAGTGGATACTTATATTTATGAAATGGTATTGAAATACTTCTTAATCCTGTTCCGGTGAAAAGACTAAATCCCTCTACTAAGTTCTTGAAATATTCCGCTTGATAAATGTCTTCCCAGAAAGCTTCCTCAGTTATACCGGAGATGGTAGCATGATTATTATTTCCTGAATCATCATACAATCGCAACCCACCGCCCTCGGCACAGGGCAGATGTACTATCATATCCCCACTTGAATTCACAATAGTTACGTCAAAAAAGTGCCCTGTACCTGTAAATGAAATAGTTCTTGAACTGGGTGTCAGTGTGGCTCCGGTCAAGCCACGATTTGTTAGGACGGCTCCTGCGGATATAGAATTATCAAAAATCACAGCAGTTCCGGACGTGGTTGGAACATTACCACAAAAGGTACTGCCGAGTATTAGATTGTATTTTACCCGTCCAGTAAAAGCCAATGAAGCGCCAAGCACGTCATAACTGGGATTGCTCTCGTCGCGGGGGATGTATACTAAGGCTCCTCCAGTAGTAGTTCCAATGTTGTAGCCAACTTCATTCTGGTAGCTGATAAAATTCTGGGTTGTGAAAAAAGTGCTGCCGGTTATGCTGTCTATTGTTCCATGATTCTCATTTCCAGAACTATCGTAACAAGTAGTTCCAGTACCTTCATCACACTTATAGAATCCAAAAACAGAGCCATCCGCACCGGATATAGAAATGCCACAAACAGTTTCTCCAGAGATCAATTGTATTCTTCCTGCACCGATAACCGGACTACCGCAAACAGCCTCAATTGTAAATCCTGTTACTAATCCAGTAATCAAAATTCTCGCTGAACCATCGCCTTTATAGGCTCGTCCTGTATGAACGGTTCTGTTCTGATCTCCTTGAGCATCGGGGATAGTTGCGCCGGTAATTTGGAGTTCTGTGCCTGGATGAAATACCCTTTGCACTGGACCCAAATCTTGTGGGGAAAAGCTGTTATCGTTGAGATGATCCCAGTTCCTAAACCGACGAGAGCGAACCCCCGGCTGGCTGTGCTTCTTCCTGCCCGATGTAGAAGCCATTATTGTGATTGTCCCTGTGAAGTTATTGGCTGTTTCGTATAGGCATAGATAGTCTGGTCATCTATGCGCAGATCACGGTAATAGATGTGGAGTGTTCCTTGGATTCGTATAGCATTGCTATAAGTCACACCACTATCCGAATTGTAGGCATCAATACACAAACTTGCAAAAGTTCCTATGCTCTGTGAATCTATTATTACATTGGCATTCCCCATAATTGGGCCAGTTTTGAACGACGAAACAGATAAAGTAGCCCCGCTTGCTTCCAAACCTTGTTGGTATATTCTCAGTAATGCTGGATTACCACTGCTCGCATCCGTGTAAGTACAATCAAAACCAACCTTGATTACTTGAATGGGGCGATAAATAGGAATCTTGGCAATTTGTCGTAACATTTTGATTTGCACTTGGGGAAGTGATCCGACTGGCCCACCATCTACCATACAAACTGCTGCAGTATGAGTCATAGCAGTCAAGTCATAATTGTAAGTAGTTTCTTCATCTAAGCCTATAGCACATGCCGTGGGATTCCCCAAACCAGCGAAGGCTGTCCCTGTCGCAGCATAATTGTGTACACTTACGATTTTATAAACTGGGTAATTAAAGTAAGATATTCCACCCCTTTGGCCAACTCTTGGAAATGGGCATGGATTACCGGAAGATGTTGGAGTACCACCAGAATAAACAACAACACTCACTTTGGGGGCTGTATTTACGTCTGGGCATTTTAGAACAAGTCCCATCGGCATCAAATCTACCGGAACTTCAAAGTGCTTTATGTTAGACACATAGCCACCACCACCCGCACCCACCGAAGTATACCTGGTCACGCCAACCGCCTGCCCGCCTTTAACTGGTCGCACGGCCACGTTGTAGACAGCTACGCGCTCAATAGCTATCCTGAAATGATCCACAGCAGAAATTACTTGCGGATTGTGCGACCGATTTGAGAAGCTCGGAGTTCCTTGTGTATCCTGACAATAAGCTATTTCCCATCCGGAAATGTCCGGCAGCATCGAAGCCGGTGACATGATAATTTCAAAACCGTATTCCGTACCCACACAGGTCAGTGATCCGGTATCATTCCAAACGTCGTTGTCGGCGTACTCAACACGTTCCACGTCTGAATAGGTACGAATCGAACTCCGATGCGTTCCCCGCTCTATAGATTTAACGTTGCATTGTGCTCGAATTCCGATGGGTAACTCAGCTTCTACGGTCTGGGGAACAATGGGGTCTTTCCAAGCCAGCGGAACGCTTCTGGCGCGCCGTACAGGAATTTCGTAGCTAAGCCCATCATCGGTATAAACTCGGAACTCAACTTCGTACTCGTCAGCGTTGGAATGGACAATAGCTGGTAATAATGCAGTGGCTTCAACACCATTGACGTTGGCGACAGACCCATCCAGGTTACAGACCCCTATTGCTAATTTGCCCGCTGCATTGGACGCTGTGTTTGCCGTAATCAGATAATCGGTTGTATTGGCATTTAGATATAGATGTAAATCTACAAGTAAGTTTGAAGTTATTCCAGTTCCGTTAGCGGATACTCTGAAGATGCCACCGGTGTCGCCAGTTCCGGTAAGATCGTTATAATTCCATTCCCAGACGGTATTGGCCTTGTCCCAGATGATGCCACCCCGCATGGCAATGGAAAACTTGTCATTCTTCCAATCCGGATCGCATTCCAAGTCAGATATTTCTGGATTGCGCACTCCAGTCAGGCGCACACTAACGGGCGCTGGTGGGGCTGTTGGTCCCTGCAGAGTTGTAGAAGTAATCTGTGCATTGCTACTCAAGGCCCCGGAGTAGTCCAGCGCACGGGCTACAATGTAAACCACATCGTCTATTTGTCCAGGAATAAAAGCCCGGCTGCCATAGCCGCGATAGGATAGTTGATTATAATCTATGGATGAACCAGTTGACCCAGTCAGAGACGCCCCCGTGCTGGCAAAGACCTCGAATAGAGTTGCATTGGTCGTCCCAGTGGCTTCCCAGGTGACTAACAGACCTCCGTAGGTTTCCTCCAGGACTATTTCTGGCATAGTCAAGGTAAGCCCAGAGCCTACATAGTAAGGGCCACCAGTGGCAGCCTGACTCAAGACTGGGATTGAACTATTAGAAAGAGCATAAAGCCTAAGTTGACATTTAGATCCCGGAGATAGTTGATGAAAAGTCATGCCGGTATGGGTGACACCCATCCCAGTTCCGATGTACTGAAGCTGTGATTGAGAAGCTCCAGTAAGCACATTATTACTGTTGTCAAGAAAGTCCAGAACAGCATAGTACCCCAGAATCCCATCCTCGTGTTCAGAGGCGTTCCAGGCAACAGATAAATAGGCTGGAGTAAATTCAGTTCTCCTTGCCCTGGGCGTTCCAGAATGTTCAAAGCTATCTACTTCGCTGCCGATCCCTACGGACGTAATTACAGGCGTTGTAGGCAAAGTCCGTAGTGGCATCATCATCGTCCGGCGATAGGTCTCACCTGTGTTTAGGGTTACATCACCGCCGACACTAATGTCATCCACCTTGCCAACTATAATAAAAGCTGCTCCGGTAGCCGCATTGACCAGAGCCAGAGCAACCACCCCATTATCATTCCATCCCCTGGTGGGCAGCAAATTGTCCGTAAAGTAGACTACGTGGGGTCGGGTTGCTCCAGTGGTATCAACCTGTTCAACAGCTACATAAGTATTTCCTGTGGGGAACATATCTGCATCAGTAAGACCGGTCAAAGATCCACCAGTAAAATATACATATTCACCATTTGGAAAATAGACCCCTCCGGCTGACACCGTGACCGTCCCACTCGTGGCTCCGGAGGTGGGCATAAGAATATTGGCATCATAGGTCTTGGCAACGATGCCAGGTGTTTCCACCAGGTGATTCCAGCGGGTCTTGACCTCGGTGGCTTGGTATTCTTCAACAGCCTGAAGATCGGCTGCAAACAATTCAACCCCATCTGAGAAAATGACTCGAAGCATGGTATCATTCCATTAGATTTAGTTTTTATTCCTCTTCCGAAACCTCTGCTGGTCCACGTGAGTCGTACTGTTCATAGCCCCGCCGGTATAAGATATTCCTGTTTACCAGGTTATAGTTGTGAAAGTAACTTGATAATCCGGCTACTTGGGCATCGCTTAAAGCCTGTTTATAGCCAAAGATTTCCACCAGGTCACCACAAAGACCTCCGGCAGCATCGGCTCGCGCTCCCAAAGTAGCCCCAGAGGAATTAGAGTTCTCCAAAGTTCCAGTTGTTTGAAAATCGGAGTTCTCGGCAACCAGATGACCGTTACGATAAATCTTGAGCGTATTGCCTACAAAATCAAACACCGCAGCGTCTACGCTCCAGCCAGTTAGGATAAACGTACCACCGGTAACACCAGCCTCGTCATCTGATTCCAGGCGACGTCCGGCAGCTTGTAGGCGCGGTAATCCAGAATCACCACGTCCCATCCGCATCCGGGTTAATCCGGTGCTTCCAGACGTAGTGGTGTGAAAGATCGTTTGTCCACTGCCATCATAGTAATTGCTGCGATGCACTGATATTAACGTATAACCGCTCACGTCTTTGGTAATATCGCTTGGCAAGTTCAAATAGGATAACACACTGCCAGTACCACCAAAGCGCAATACCGGACTATTGGACGGGGTAACGCCTGTAAGATAAATGGGGCATATTCCCAACCCACTGGTCTGGGTAGCCGTAACATAGCCGGTAGTTCCGCCGGCCCCAGTTCCCCCAGATACTTCCGAAGTCCAGGATTGAACCTCGTTACCGCTGGTCAGTCCACTTAGGGATAGCGATCTAAACCAAAACCCAAAGTAATCAGCATCCAGCGTAAATGGATCCAGCTCAGCCGGTAAATAGAAATTAAGAAATCCTATTGCTCCAAACGGTGCTAACGTCTGAAAAACGCGGTTAGCCCAGTCCTGTTCTTCCTGGGAATAAGGTGATCCGCTGGTAGGTCTTCCCAAGCAAACGGAATATACTCGTCTGCGCCAAGCTGGAGACCAGTCAATAGCTCCACAGCTGGGAACATTGGGGCGGTGTATTTCCCTAATTCCAGTAACTGTCCCACCGCTATCAAGGTCACAAACTATTCGAGCCACAACGCGCAGGTCGCGGCGCACTGCCCTGTAATAAACGGCTAATTGAGAATCCTGGGCAATAATCTGGTCAACGTCCAATCTCGTTCCTAAAAAGACATACGGAGTATTTCCGGTTCTATAATCAGTTATAATTATACATGAATTAGTTATTGGATAGATCGTACTACCAGTGCCCCCAGAAACATCCCCAGCCCAAACGATTTCCATGGGGGTACGTTCCAAAATAACGTATTTGCCGTCTTCTACACCGGTTATCTCACCGGTGCTATCAGTAAGCACACTGCCAGTAGTAAAGTAATCAACGTAAGTTCCGATAACCTGTCTGGGTTCTCCAGAGACCACGACCATGAGAAGTTCTTGGGCAAAATCTTGATGTATCTCGGCAGCACTGCTTTGGTCGTAATAAGAAATCTCGAAATAAGGTCTTTTTGTGTCTCCGCTATATTCCAACCCAGCAATGTCATACCAACCAGAAGGTTGGTCAATTAACATTAATACACCATTACCACTCATAGACCCATTGTACCAAGATTGCACTAAATCAGATCTAATAGTTAGAGCTCGATAACCTGGAACAATCCTTGGATAAGTTGAGCCTGTTGTTAATAATTGAACTGTGCTCTCCGGGGTTGCCCAACAATCTGCACCTGTGCCATTACCTTCATTCTGATCAGCGTCTGCTTCGTTGTGGCCTCCAGCAATTGCCCAGAGTTTATCATTCCCATTCCAGGAACTAAACGTACAACCACAACCCACTGCGGGCGTTGCTCCGGTATAAGAACCAGCCACCCATGGTTTTAAAACTCGCTTTATAGCAATAGACTTTTTATTGTCTATCGGCACTGGACCACCTCCACCCAATACCCAACAATATAAAGTACATGTAGAAATAGTTTTACCACTTCCTAATGCCGCTGGCAAATTCTTAAGACGTATCAGATAGGATGATCCTGTAGATAGATCAATTTTTGTTGCACCAGTAAAATTACCATAATTATACCCCGTATTTCCTGAGTTGAGCCAAGCGTCCTCGATATAGGTATCTCCGCTCAACACAACCGTTGACATATTAGGATCCAAGACAGCGAAAGCCTCGCCAGTAGCATCAAGCATCCGGTTGGTCGTGGCTGGAATAGTTACTCCAGACTGATAGCCAACATTGTACCATCTATTACCCATCTTGACCTTAGTTGGGTACACAGTTAGCTGGGTTACGTCTCCAAACGAATCCTGACACCCAAACACTCTGGGCATGATTTCAGTGGCCGTAGCGTGAATCTGGCGCATGGGAACTACAGCGGTAGTTTCACCACTTATATCTCCCAGAGCTATTGCAATATCTCGCATACTTTGCACAGTTGCACCACGCTGGTAAATTCCCAGAATAGAACGAAGAGCAACTATGTACTGTGAAACCGTCCACCCAGTTAGTCTGGGAACCCCTAACCATTCTCCCCAAGTATCTACCAGAGATTGCTGAGTTGGAGAAAGCGTCCCACCTGATAGACCGGAAACTACGTTTTCAGCCAAAAACCCGTTAGCCCAAGCCTGACGTAATTCATTATCGTATTCCTCTATTACCCATGGAATAGCATAAACCATAGTATGCAATAAATCCGCCGAGAAAATAATCTGATTGGAATTGACTCCTCCACATATAGCATTAACTACGTTTCTACCAACTACAGGTTTTAACTTAAAAATATAAGTTGCGTTGTTCTGTAGGGTTTGAACAATTGCTCCATTATGGTAAACTTGAGTTATCTCATCAGCCGTGCAACCAGAGACAGACATGGTAAGTGCAGATGTCGTCATCGGATAGGCCTGCACCGAGCAGTCGTAGACGTTGGCATCCACCATTTTCTGCTTAAAACGGCGGTGTTCAGGATTGTCGAAGCTGTTTAGTGGGGAAGCCTCAACCCAAACTCTCAAGCTCATCTTAAATCCATGTTATGGTTCCCAACCGAGCGTACTCGCTCATCTGTAAATTCCTGTAATTTGTAACTAAACGACCCCCCACCATGATTCTCAGAGAATCAATCCGATCAACACCATACACGTTAGTAATAACTGCATAAATATCTGAATAGTCAATACGCTGCCCAAGTTTATAGCGAGGATACCATTTACCTGTAGATGCACGGCCACCGGCAAACAGTTTAAGCAAGTCCTGCTGAATTATAGATTGTACCGTAGTTGCCGAGAAATTAGGCAAAAGCGTAATCTGTGCAGTTATGTCAACATCTATTTGTAATCCTGACCGTACTAATAAATCCTGGGACATTAAATCATATTGAGGATCGTCAATGGTGTTTTGGAGAGCCATGATCACCCCGTCATAATTATAGGTAACGGTAATTGTCTCCCCAGTTGTAGCCACCGCCAAATCCAGAGTAAGATCAATGTAAGTATGTGCACGGACTGATCCAGAATACATATTCGTAGTATCATAATGTACTTCAAAGTCTATGTTACCTGAACTGGTTCCTGAAACTGACAAGACCTCAATGACCGGCTGCTTGTTGGGGTAATAGGTTATGGTCTGAGTTTCTCCAGTTATGGGATAATTAGGTATACCCTGAAGCTGAAATGACGATGCTATTGCATACATCTGCGGAAGTAAAAGAGCTTCTCTGGCAGTTACTGGATACGCTAATGTGGAAACAAATACATCTACTTCAGACAGTGGATCGGGAGCCACCTGCACAAAAATATCTGTGGGAACTCCCATTTGACGGTTGCGCCCCACCAAAGGATTGCCAGGACCAGCGACATAGGCATCGTCAACACCAGGCTGGCCGCGAAAGAAAGCCTGTAGCCCGCCAGTAGTATCCAAAGACCATGATTTCCAGGCTGCCTTGGCGCGGTCAGCCAAGTCAACATCGCTTTCGGCGTTCTTGCCACCAAATGATGCTAAGGCGTTGCGGCATTGAATCACGCCAGGAACGTTGTCAACTAAATAGGTTATAGTATTTTCGGCAACTAAGCCCACTGTGCCGCCCGTGGTGGCTCGACACAGCAACTCCGTATACCACAGACCAGAATAGGAATCAAATTGAACTGGGGCGCTGCTACAGCCATCCAGGACGGTAAATGTTACGGAGTTCTGACCCCGTGTGGACACCCGCTTGCCAGCGGCTACCGTGATTGGGGTATTATCACTTCCATAAAAACGAACTAAGGCTCGGGCAGCCACTGCGGAGCCGCGGGCAACGTTCCAGTTACCTACCTTGGCATCCAGCATACTGGAAATAAGATTCTCGACGTCGGCAATCGTATTGTACTGAAATAAGGTTCTCAGCTTCTCCTTGTAAACGTCATCTTCCTGCATAGCGACAATGCTGTTCAAGCTCTGCAGCCGGGTGATAAAATCTGCCAACATCCACAAATCTTCTCCGAGTGATGCTGCTGGGTATAAAGCTATGTCAAAAGCTACGGAGTGCTCCCCGACGTTTATATCCGAGTTGAGTCCCCGAATGTCTGCCCGTAGTTTGCTGAGAATAGCTTCTCTGGTCTGGATAGGCAGCATGCCTACTCCTTTGTATTGTTATATTGAACAGCCTGGGCAATCATGGTATTTTCTCTATCTCGGAGGTCCACTTTAATCAAAACGCTTGTAACCGTAACGTCCTCGACATGTATAAAATCCACGTTGGCTAAGCATCTTCTACCCCTGAACTGTGTAGGGAATTCCTTGCGCAGCTCATTATGTATTTTTCTAAGAACCTGTAATGAAGAAATAATTGTAAAACTAAGCATAGCTTTTACTACTCCGGTGTTCTTTTCACCTACTACGTTGCGAATGACCGTGCCGTAGCCATCGGGCTGTACTCCGGTAAAAATGGCTTTCAGAATGTCTTGATTCAAAGCTGCGGAATCATCCAACAATCTGGGCTCTCCCCGTTCGTCAAGTTCTATGGTCATGCTACCAGTAGTAAACGAATCGCTGGTTAGATCTCTGGGGACTAATTTTATGTCTTTGAGATTTGCCATTAGGGACCCTCGTCAACAATTCCAGCAATTTCTAAATTACTCTGGGGACCACTCTGGGCATTGGATCCACCTACCGTACCAATTGACGTAGCTGGAATAGTACAAGTAATTTCTGAACCTTGTACAATCCATGGGCGAATTTGGTCAGCTATAGTTCTGGATATTTTATCGGCTAAAGCGTCTGACAGCACCGTGGCTATTTCTGTTGCTCGTCTGCTTGCTTCGTCAATTGCAGCCTGATAATACGCGGGATCCGGGGCTGCCTGAGTTCCCTGAACTTTCCAAAAGTTGCCTGGTTCTATCATGTAGCCGGTGATGGCGTAGAAAGCATCATAAAGCGGCTGGTATATGTCCTCCTTGATAGGGGGATAAATCGCGTTATAGAGATCGTCTGCTACTAATGGCATGGATCACTCCACCAGATTTGTGTTAGACAATATCTGCGGAAGCTGGTATTTTATGTTCAACCAATTCTGTAAGTTCATTGGGGGGCCTGCGGTTGGACCAGCTCCAGCCACCGGTTGTCTGGTTTGAATTACGGCATCTATCAAGTCAGATAAAAGTTGATGCAGAATGTTACCAAAAACAGCCTGTTGTTCTGCGGCTCTTCCTTGATAAATCTTCTGACCATCAATAATTACCTTTTTGGCAGCTACATCAACTTCTACGGTAGTTTCCGGCTCAGGACCTTCCCCAGGTGCACGACCAAGCCAAGCATGGGGAGTTTCAATAATGACTTTGCCTTCCTGTGTAACGTTCATAATGAAGGTTGGATCCTGGTCAGGCTTGGGAGATAGCTTTATACGCATAGCTATTAGAGCTTCGCCAGTAGCATCCTCTTCATTAAAATCGTTAGCTTCATCGGCGGTAGTAGAAGCTGCTGGGTTGCCAAGTACAAGCTGAATAAAAGCCCCGTCAGATCCATCAGCACGATAATGTCTGGATTCAATAAAGACCCTGCCTTTGAAATCCTGATAAATAGACCCGCCCCGAAACTGTTCCTTGAATTCTTGTTCTTGTGATCCTTCATCTAATGAAGAATTCAATAGGCTCATGGGGTCTTCCCGAATGGCCGCTTGGCTAAAGACCTCGCCGGGTTTAAATTCTGGGAACAACTCCTCGGCAATTAAACGGCGCATCACCGTCCACAGATTAAATCCCCCAAATGCCATAGGGATGCGCCGTTGACCAACGTATAGAATTATAACTATCTGACCTCGTACTGGAATCTGTCCGCTCATGGAAGCCGCTGCCTGACCATTGAAAATATAAGGAACTTGGACTAATTGCCCTACGCGGCTCATAAGCTGAATAGACAGTGTATAGGAGAATCTTGAAGCATAATTATCAAATTCATGAGTTTCCAGTCCGATTTCATCTACTTGAAGACCATATTCTATTTGTTCTGATACTCGTTCAACAGCCACAACCAGACCAACATCGGCGTTCATATAACCGGCGGTTAGACCATCATGCTGCTGAATTCTGGGTATTACGATTGACATTAACGCACCTGCTTCTCGCCTGGCATGGAATTAACTGAAGCATCCAGAATAGCGACCCATGGGTATTCTATCTTTTCACCTAAGTAACGAACAAATCTACAAGTGTGGGTACGCTGATGCCCACTCTGGGGGGAAAATGAATCGCTAATATCAGTTATCAGCCCCACTCTGCTACGTTCTGAAAATACCAGACAACGATTTAGCATGGTATCGGGGCGTTGATTCAACACTATAGAAAAAGATCGGGAGGCAGAATTAAGATGATACAGAGCGGCCTTAGCATATTTATTCATCACATCTTTGGAAATCTGCGTCCGCATATAGAAGGTAGATAAATTAACTTCCCGTAACCCGTAGCGTAATAAATCGTTTGGCTCAACTACGGCATAACCATTGTACAAGGAAGCCTTTACAAGCTCTGTCAAAGCCCCAGACAAATAGGCGTAATCCTGTACTGCCACAACCCGCGTGGCCACTCGTTCAGATTCGTCTTCACCACCTTGATAGCTAATAAAGGAGAAATCTCCGGCTGAAATCCAATAGTTAAGCGAGTGCCACGGGGTTTCAGGATCAGGAGCACCTGCCTTTAATCCAGGAGCCATTGGATCCGGATCGGAACTGGGCACAGTGGCATAACGCGGATATTCATAGCGTAGATTCCCAGCCTGGTCAACATAAAAGAAAGACATGACTACCTGAGCAATGCGATTAAAAATACCCATAGCCGTCTCGGTATCTATAGCCAACATGTTCAACTGACTACGCAGCAAGAATTGATAAACAGAGGATTGGCTAATATCAAAGAGCTTATCATTATAAGCATGTGGGCAGATCGGTGCGCTCGTACTGGGATCATAGTAAGCCGCAGCCGCTGGATTTAGGCTCCGCCTGGAATTATCATCAGCTATGAGAATTGGATTCCACACGTTAAATTCATCATCTGAAGTCTTATAAGTATAAGCCGAAAACGAATCCGGAAAAACTGGCTTAGTCCAGAACTTAGCATAGGTAGAAGATTCCAAACCCAGCAGACCGTTGACGGTTTTCAGAACGTCATCTATGATAGCTCCTGGGCTATTATAAGTTGACATCCGATTCTGAATAATTGGCGTAGTATCCTGTGCTAAAACCTGAGTGCCAGTAAGAATCGTCTCTAAATCAGGTAACTTAGCCATATTATTCAAGCCAACAACTACTGGCAGCGTCTGCAAAATACGTCTGAAGTCCTTGGCAGTAATAGTAAAAGTAGGAGTTTGTCCCGCACGAACGTTTTCTTTGTAGCCAGTAACAATGCCGCTAAAGCCAGAATACCACACGCCGTCCCGACCACAATAATCTATCCAGAGACAGTCAAAGGGGTTAATCCAAGGCAAAAGCACTTTATCTGGAAAGAACGTTTCCGCATATTTTCCTGGCAAATTAACGTTTGAGCTGGTGTTTTCGTCACGGAACTTTTCCCAAATAAAATGTAGTAGATCTACTTCTGCCGAGGCTTCAGACATCCATTGAGGACGTTGAATGCCTTTGAAAAAAGACCAGTTCTTGTTAGCAAATACAACCGTTGCAGTGCCTATCCCGTGCATGGATAGGCTGGAGCTTACTTGAGTAAAAGTCTTGAACCGGATTAGCTGCCGATTTGTGAAATCGCTGGGGTTGATCAGCAGCAGCGTAACCCTGGCATCCGGTTTATATTTCAGTCCACCACGCATAGTTTAAAGCGAATAAAGTTCCTGTGCATGTTTAATTCCATAAGTGTCATCAAACACTTCTATGCTCGATTCATTATCCAAATCCGTAGCAAATGGATCTATGACAAAAGTGGCAGTGCCTTTGATAGCATTGAATGCAGCACCCACAAAACCGTCCAGCAGATTAAACTCTGTATCCGGGTACGCGGTTATCTGAAACCGATAATTGATAAGCCATGGATTGCTGGCATCCAGACCAAAATCAAAGGAGTCAAACCGACCAACGCAAGCCTCGTCGTCCAGTACAAAGATTAAGTCCTGATCGTGGTCTAAAAAGAACTTCTTAAAGAAATACAAATTATGCCAGGCCGCCGTAAGCTGTGGCAGGCGCAGAAGTCCTAAAGCTGGACGCATGTTCCCCATAGTACCAGAATAACTGTAGGTAATTCCTTGGTTGCCATAGGTGTCCATAATCAGACCAGCGCCCGAAATAGTATTAGTTCTTATCTTGCTGTAGTGCCTATCCAGTTTATTTGGGTTTAGACGGAAGATGAAAAACTTTGCCAAGTTGGGGCTAATAAACAATTGTTCAATGGCTAACTCAGACATTTGAAAAACTTGCTCTGTTAGCTCTGTGGTGGAGTTTTGGTCATTCCCTAATGCACCTTCTTGCTGTAGACTTCTTTGCAAAGATTGTAGCAAATAAGTGGATGCCTTGGAAGCCATGACAACCGCTATTTCCAGTAAGGCTACTGTGGCGTTCATATACATCCAAGGATTAATGACCACCATGGTCTTGGATCTTGCCACACTCTGAAGAGTCATGGTAGCAAGTTGGGAAAAAGACGGCACTATCTGGCTCCTCCGCTATCCTGCATTCTCCTGAGTTCAGGGATCAATTGTGGAATAACCTCGTTGGAAAATTGAGTATCAAATGCCTCGACCGCCAGCCTGCGCAAAGTTTCCTCATCAGGAACATTAGTAAGTGAAATCTGTATACCCCCAAAGTTAAATTGCATACCGGCGCGGGTAGTGTCAATGTCTTTGAGTATCTGTCCAGACTCTATTTGCTTGGCTAAAAGTTGAGCAATATTTTCAGCCTGTCTGTGTACAGTCATATCAGTTATAGCTTCTGGCGAAGCTGGAGTACCCTTTGGTGGTTCAGTATCACTGGGACGAAACACTTTCCAAGCTGAACCTGGCATAAAAGGACTTTCAAGGAAACTTCCTCCCGTCACCTCTTTTCGAGCTTCTCGCTCAACATTAAACCCCGCGGCTTTATTCATTATATCTGTTGCTGTTTCGTAAGACTCAGCATATTTAATATATTTTAAACGTCCCTGATTTACCATCTCCTCAATAACGTCTGTCAAAAACAGTTTAGCCTCAGCAAGGTCAGTAGCTTTACCACCCGCTGTTTGTACTAAAGCCTGCCCCAATCTTGTTAATTGTGCCGGAGTTACTTCGTCCTTTCTTTCCACAAAATTAGGCCCCAATACATTAGATGTTGTAGTTAAAAATGATTCTCCCTGACGTGAATAGTTCCAAGCCGCAATGTCCTTAGCGTCAGTCCCTATAGCTCGGCGCATCATCAATGCAAAACCTTCTGCAGTATCCTGCCACCACAAATCAAGTCCTACCTTAACACCACCAGCAAGGCTCTCGCGATCGTGTAGAACACCTCTTCCCGCCTCTTTCAAGGCATCAGCCGCTGTCTTGGTAGAACCGACAATTTCTGAAGTCGCAACAGCCGTAGTTTTAATATGTTCAAAGTCCACATCCTTGAAAGTTCCTTTTCTAATCTCTTCCCATATTTCATTTTGCTTACGGATGGGTAGATCAACCAAAGCAGGCACAATCATGCGAATCAAAGCCTCTGTCATCATAAATTCTGTACCAGCTCCTCCACCACCCATTTGCCCAGCACGTTCGTGCATAGCCTCTGGAATAGCTCTTAGTATTTGATTGCGCCAGTCTTGTTTAGCCTCACCAGTTTCTAAATTAAAGGCTGCTCCATAAGCCTCAGCCTGTGGACCAGTGCGAACATCCTCCCTGACCTGTATAGGTAACATATCCTGTAACAAATATCTTAAAAACTGAGATTGTTCAGACATATCACCAATCGCAGTAACCATTTCCTCGAAAGTCTTTCCTCCTGGGCCTTTACCCATTTGTTTGCTTATTTCTGGTAAAAAGGCCAATAAACCCATTTGTTGCTGGGTAGAAGATCCTGCTAAACTAAGTTGTACTTTTACCAGATCACCTATCTGCACCGTACCATTTTCCAGTTCTTTAGCAAAGGCCGTTACAATACGCCTACTATCAGCTAAATCATATCCATAAATTCTGGTCTGCTCAGATAAGCCAATAGTCCATTTACTTAGGTCTTCAAAAGGTATTTTGAGACCTTGTGCGGTTTTAATGAGCAAGGCAACAGTCTCCTCCAATTGTTCTGGCCGAAAAGCGAACTCTCTACTTAGCTGTGTATAAAGCCCCGCAATGGCTGCTGGAGATACACCCGCGCCAGCACCCATCAAAATAGCACTGCGCGTCAAGTCAGGTACGGTTTTTTCTGGTTCTTCAAAGCCGCCTTTGTAAATTATACCTGCTAAAGTAGGAAATATTTTTGGATCAAGTGCGTCCTTGAATTCTAACATCATACTACGTTGTAGCTGGCTCATAGCGCCAGTAAGTTTGCCTACAAACATATCTCCGCCGAGAGGTACGAGGTCACCCATGGTCGCTGCAATCTCGGTATAGTTATTGCGGATAACACGCAATTCCGCATTTGCCTTGAATAATTTTTCGACCACCTGCTCTATAGAAAAAGCAATACCTATAGGGCCAAGTATTCTGAGTATGGGAGATAATGCCCCCTGCAGTGAGGCTCCCGCTTGGTTCAACGTACCTGGAAGACTTCCAAGTGTGCCCAGAGTTCCTTTGCCCGCAGGTGTTTCGATTTCAGAACCAGTAGTTATAGTTTCCCTAACTCGCGCAGCCATCTGTTGAAGAGTTTCCAATCTATCTTTTTCCGACTCATACGCTAATTCATTTTTCTTTAAGTAATTGGTTCTTCCTTCCTCAGTCAGAGAGACAATTTCCTTTTCAATCTCCTTCCGTTTTTCTGCACTATCTACATCCGATTGTTTAAGTTGTTCCAGTTCCGCCAGTCGTTCAGCGTGCTTGGCTCGTATGTTCTTGTCTTCCTCATCTAACAATTTTAAACGATCATCGAAATCCCTTTTACGTTCGTCGTACTCAGCTATGATTCTGGTACGTTCCTCGTCAGAAGCAGCCGCATGTTTAAGATTTAATTGTTCTAACAGACTCTCTTGAGCTTTTATTTGTTTATCGTACTCATCTATGCTTAGAGTAGACAATTCCCGAATCATAGCTTGCTGTGCAGCAACTTCCTTAAGTCTGACGTCGCTGGCTTTGTCGCTGAGACTCTCAACTTGGCGTTGCGCGTCTTCGGCATCCAGAGATACGCGAGTTCTAAGTTCGGAGTCAGGCATCTCTAACCAGGAGTAATATCATCGAAATGTTCAGCATCGTCAGTGGCTCTATTAAGAATCGTTGGTCGTACTGGTGATCGCTGTAACGTGCGCAGAAGATCGTCGCTGAGTCTCATTTGTTCTTTAGTCTTAGGAGCTTCTGGTGTTGCATCTGTGGAAAAGCGGCTTTCCAAAACCTTTTGCATACCCAAAGGATTGATAAAAGCCGCCAATCTATCCACAAAAGCCTTTATTCTGTCATATTCGTCTATACGGTCCCAAGCACAGTTCTCGGCGACCCAGCACGTCAGATAGGGATTGCTGTATAATCGGGCTATGTTAGGAAGCAGATGCTCGAACCTGTGGAATGTTGCCCTTAGTAATCCCCACCAACTTCTCCAGACGAGGAACTCTCTGGGAGGTTCTCCATCATTTTGTCTGGCACGTCCGGCATCTGCGAAGATTTTTTTATGCGTTCTATTCCAGCATCGAACTCAGTGTCTCTGCGCCGTTCCAGCTCCCGATATTTTTCATACAGATAGACTACCGTGCGCGGTAATCTTCCATACAACTCCCGCAATTTCTGGCGGCGATAACGAGTAGCTTCCTCGTTGGAGCTGAGCACTTGCCACACGGCATACCCATCCGGAGAAGTTATTGAGATAGTTGCCCGCACCACTACCTCAAACCTACTTTCTAAGTCTCTGGTGATGAAATCGGAAGGATTGATTCGAGCTCCAATCTCACGCTGAAGCTGACGAATTTCATCATCCCACAAAGTACCAAGCTGTACTTTATAGTCCTCACCATTAGCCCCCGGAACAATAACAGAGGTCTCATACTGAAACCCTTCTATGATCCGGCGAATTATATCCGGGGGGGCCGCTTCATCGGCTATGATCTTTTCAGACATGTTTCATCCTTAAGCAGAAGCTCCTGGGCCAGACCAAGTTACAAAGATACTGGCGCTTTCGGCGATGGTTACTGTACCGATATTTATCGGCTTGGAGTGCGCCGTCAGCCAACAATCATGGTAAACAGTCTGATCCACAATCACTCCGGTAGCCGGATGGGTTGTAGTCTCCACGATATTAAATGGAATGGACTGTTCCTCCAAGGACTTCATGGCTTTGGCAGTTGTAGATCCACCGATTCTTTGGATCAGAGAACCATCAAACTGATTGTTGTAAATCGCAAAGCCATTGACTGCTATGGTCGTAGTACTGGGAGCCGGAGCTCCCTCAATGATGCGCCCAGCATCCAAGGAGTTCAGATGTCTAATTGCGGTAACCGGACGGTTCTGATTCGACGTTATCTGTGTAATGTACCCGATATTATTCCCATCATGGTCAATGATGTCTATCGAGGTTGATAACACCGTCCGGTGCGATTCCGGTATCTTTACCCCAGCATCCGGATTTTGGGCAGCGGCTACAAGACCTGTTCCAGGCATATTTCAAACTCCTCTTTTTAGGCGCTAAGTGGTGCTGACAAGAATCCGTACTCGAAGATTATCTCGTTCATTGGATAGATCGGAATATAGCCGAATCTAATCCAGACCAGAGTCGGAAGGTCATTATCTTGCAGCACAGTAATTGTTCCGAACTCCTGAATTATCGCGTTCTTTACCAAGTTCCCCAACACCTGCTGAACACGTAGTGCCAAGGCATCCAGTCTTGACTGCGTGATCTTACGATCCCGACCACGAAAGCCATCCAAAGCCGTTCTCAGACTTCTACGCATCTCGTCTTCGGCAGCTACTACGCTGATTTCCTGATCTTCCACCAGAGTAGTATTAGTAGTAATTCCATGATAGACTACCGGAGTACCTGCCTGGCTCTTTACGTAGGTAAGTCCTGCTGTCTCCAGGTCATCCTGAACCTCGTAATCAACCCACAGCGTGCGTCCGGCGGGCCAGGTGAACCCGTTGATCAGAGAGTTAGTCAATGGCGTGGCGCTATCGTAAAGACCGCACAAACGCCCTGCAATGGCTGCTGCAAAGAAATAGTGGGGAACCTCATAAGGACCATCCAGGTAAGTCCCACCAGTGGTTTGCCAGACATTGACAAAGTAGTCAGCGTTGTTGGTAATCACCGCAATGATCCGCTTAGTGCCCCCAAAGGTAGAGGCCCAGGTTACTGCATCGGCTTTGGAACTACCACTGGCGGCAGCTACCACAGCATCGCGTTCTTTGCCTACGGTATCCTGTGAACAATACTCAGCATGATTCCGTAGATACTGTTCTACTGCCGTTCCTGACTTCAGGGCTACCACATACTGAACTTCGGAGGTCTTGAGTTGGTCGATGGCATTTTGGTAATGCCCGGCAGTCTCCCCAGACACGGCTACGGCGATGATAGAACTTGCTCCGTTGTCAAAGGCTAACTTAGCTGCCCTGGATAAATTGGAGCCAATGCCATGCACGGATTCAAAGTCCGAGTAGTTGGTGAACTCCTGCTGCTGGTATGTGAACGTCGGGTAGTAATAATCTACATAGTAAGCCTGCGCAGTTGCTGGTCTGCGCTTGGTGGTATTTGTAGCCGGTGCACCGGTTAAAGTACCGGAGTCACCAGTTACGGTCAGAGTAGTTGTTCCTGACCCAGCTACAGTAGCATAGAACTTGGTTCCTCCAGTAGCGTTCAGGTAAACGTTATAGCCACCAGCAAAGGGTACTCTGGCCCATTGGACGGTGACCTTCTGGGTTGCGCTGGAGATAGTAAACGTCAGCGTGTTACTACTGGACGTTTCTCCATCAGCATTTTGATCCTTTGCCGTGACCACAAAGGACACCGATTGTTCGGTAGCCCCACTACTCCAACTACCTCCGGTAGCCGCTGCATGGGTTATGGTCTCAAGTTCTGGAGTTGGTAAAGCCGGGGCATTTGTCCAGTCAAGGACATTGCCGGAGACCAAAGTATAGTCTATACCTTGATTATAGACCTCTGAGGTAATTCCGGTGACGTTGGTGACCCGAATTACGCTTAAGGCAACGGTAGCGCCACTGAGCTGGTCTTTGTAGGCACTGCCCGTAGCTCCAGAAGTAGCTCCGGCGGCTACGTATTCGTCGTCCATTAAGGTGCTTTTGCCCTGGGACGTGCCCACCAGACCAAGTTTCCTGGTAATGACAGGAATTACTGCGCTACCCCCAGCCCCTGTTCGTCTTCCTATGACTCTGACGGGCATGTTATCCTCACTTTATATTTATAAGACATTATGTGTCGTTTCTGGAGCAATTTCCCAACTATACGTTTCAATGGTTGGGCCACCCAACTTGTACAATCTGGCCCAGGGTACAATGATGTTAGCTATACTAAGCGTGAGCATCCAGAACTTATCCAGATTATCGGGAGCTCCCTGTGCCATAGCCTGTTCTATGACTTTGCCACTTACTCTTGCACCATCGTAAGGAATTTCTATGCCATGCCCACCTAACATCCTACAAACTGGATCCATTAAAGCTGCAAAGACCCAATCAGCATAATAGCAGGTGGCAAAACGATTAACCGATCGCACAAATATGTCTATTGTGAAACTGGCTTCTCCAGCGTAACCAATCCAAGTCTCAATAGTGTTTGGATCCTCCGCAAGGGGTTGATACTGAAGCTCAAACTTGTTGTAGCCAATTCCCCTTGAGTTGACGCTGTTCAGCTCAGCCTCTACCACAATAACGCTATATTTGCGGTCTCCGGGGTTATAAGCGGGCACAATCGGAGGGGCTTCGGATATTTCCCCATCCCCCACAAAGTCCTTGAATTTGAACTTTAATAGTCTTACAAATATATCTTCTATTTCTGTCAAGGCTACGAATACAAATCTGGGATCGGCGTAGCGTTCAATAGTAGCTTTACCATCAGCCCCAATTAAACGTTCAGGAAATGGAAGTATTTGAGCCATTAGGTAATTCCAGTAGTAATTACTAACGTCCCACCAGTACTCATAGATACATACCAAGTACCGCCAGTGGCATCGTGGAGTTGGAGATAATCCGGATTGCCACGTATTAACTGACTAACTTCATACCGTTCAAATCCTTCTACCACTTGAGTAGGATAACCTTGGCCACTGGCTATTACCGTAAAAACACCTGGCGGAACATCCTCCAAGCTGACCAATCCCCATCTTCCTGTAGTACCTGAAACAGTTACGGAAGTGCCGGTTAGCCCCGATACTGCTGTACCAATCACCGTATAATCAGATCCGGTTACGTACATTCCGTAGACGTAAAGCGTGCAGGTCAATCCTGAAATGCCTTGACCTGTGCGCGGGTCTTTTACTTGTAACTCTAAGGTGTTCCCGGTTACGGACATTTTAGGTATTGAAGGGAAATACTTTTTGTTCTTGCATTGTTTGCTCCAAATCATCTAATAGTTGCTGGTATTCCGCAGTAAAATGAGTATCTGGACCAGTTAGATCAGTTCCTAACACTGGTTCAGGACCACCGCCAGCAGCTCTGAATGCTATTCCCTGTATATGGCTTGCAACTTCCTCTAAACCATTCAAAATCCCAGATTGCCAAAAACCACGACCCTTAAACCCAGGATGCCAGTATTTGTACCCCGTAGGATTATACTTAGATGGCTTAGTAAAAGTAGCTTCGGTAATAGTTGAGAACTGTGTATCCTTATCACCCCAATATCTTGAGCCACGTCCGGCGAATTTTACTCTGGTAACGCCTTGAACTACTGTCCCTGTTCTGGGATTTACTCGCTGACCACCAGCTATCACTTTCCAAGGAATCGTCTTTCCAATGAGCCACGACATTTTTTGAGTGGCCACCCCGTATTCCTGATAGACTAAATAGGAGGTTCCGCCAGGCGTCTTGGTACGTTCATCGGCGAAAATATCTACTGAATTACCATTTACTTCCCACTGAATACTTTCTCTTCCTCTACCAGTCTGCTCAATGAACTGGACTAACTGCCCATCTCGTCTGGGTTCCCTGCCAGCCATGATATTACGAATGTGCGTTTGGCAGACCAGACCGATACGTTCCAAAGTCTTCTTAATCGTCTGATCCCACTGACTCCGATCAGATAACCTGAGCCATGTCTCTGGAAGGCTTACAATATCAACCCGAAAGCCATAGGGAGGAAGTGGAACTGATGTGTTGATCATGCCTTTCTAAGCTACCGGTTTTATTATTCTTTATTCATCCATTCACCAGATTCGTACTCTATGATCAACTCGTAAATTTCCTGCTGCCCAGGAATGTTGTCTGGCAAGGTTACAATCTCTTCTTTGATAGCACGTATAGCATTAGGATTGACTTTCTCGAAACTGCCCTCTTCCAGACTTTGTATCTGTGTTGCTATTGCCGTTCCACAGCGGGAGTTGAGGATGTCATATAATACTTCATACTCTCCTTCGTAGCTCCAGGCTCCGGCTTGTTTTTTACCAGAACCACGATGTCTCTTTGCATCCTTGACCAACCCCGTATTCTTGGCTAAGTCTTCGGCGAATTGAACAGCTTCTTCCTCAGAAAGAAAGGTTCGGTAAGCATTTCCGTCACCCGAAAGCTGAAGGTCAAAATGCTCAACAACGTAGTTCCAATCATCTGTTAGTTCCCCGCGCTGCTCCAGGATAACAGCATATTCTGTCGGTGGAAAGTTAGACCCACTATTATCATTAACCCAGATTTGCCCATCCCCCCAGGTGGTGGATGCTACCTTTCCGGGCAATTTCTTGTTGCCGGAAGTCTTACATCCCAAACTCATTATAAAACCATTTCCGTGGTCGTCCATATCCCAAACATTGGGATACCAGCCATTTTCTTGCATCCAGGCCTTTGCTGCATCCTCAAATTTAAGGAATACTTTGCCCGTTGACTCCAATGAGTATCCAACATCATTGACTTCTTGTACTTTTGCCTCAATGGAATCTATTACGTCTGGTTCAGCCTCATACGTATCTACTCCATCAACGTCAGCTTGATGTTCTATGGCTTCATCCTGGTCAGTGAACAACTCACCATCTGTAGTCTTGAAGATGTCATCCACTTGACTAATAATCTTTTTTCCGCCTTGATAGGCATCTGATCCGTCAAAGATTATATCCTCTTCGTCTGGTTGTTCAGGATCATCGTCTTGTGCCGTCTTAGAAGAAATCTTAACCTGTGTTCCGCCTACCCAGTAAACGCTTTCCAGCATAGGAGCTAATCTGGCGTACATAGGAGTTGATTGGCAGATATCTACCGGATAGCTATAATTAGTGCTTGGATACCAACTTCCAATGTACTCAAAGGAATCTCTGAACTCCGCGTAGTTCCAACCAGCCGTGCTGTCCAGTACGCTAATTAACGCTCCCAGCGCCGTTGTGCCTTGAATCCGTAAGTACAGTTCTATACTGGTTTCTTGCTTAGTTTCACCAGGATTAGTAGCTGGCTTGAAGTACTGAACGATCAACTCCTGCCCCTTTTGCTGACCACCAGCCATTCTGGAAACCAGGGTTTCGATAGCCCACCATTCCATCTTGCACAAGAACTCAGCGCCCTTGCCCAGTTGATCTAATGGAGTGCCTTCCAGTTGACGCAACGCCTCGGATCTCCCGGCCTCGCTGGAGTTCATCCACCAATCGGACGCCCACCAAGAACCTTCGTAGTAGGCAACTTCCCGCGTTTCTACGTGGGTGATTCGGGCTAACAATTCAGGGGATAGTAACTCGTTCAGGTCGGTAGGAGGACGACCGGTGAGCAGATACTTGCCGGACAGATTGACGTGGTATTCTATACTATCATCTTGAGCAGATTCTTCGGGTCCGTATGTAAAGGTGGAGGCTTTGCGCTTAATTTGCCCCGTAACAGGCCCCAATGTTTCATTGTCCCATGCAGAATCCCACGGCATAGGCCCTTCAATATCATCGAACGTGAAAATATTGTTCGTATCAGTCAGCCAGCTATTTGCAGGCCCATGAATGGTTTGCTCTGTATTAAAACGTAAATTTCGCAACTCCGTAAGGTATTTCTGTAACAAATCAAGAGATTCATTGGGTGAGTTTGCCCTTACCACCCAGGTCTCTGGTATATGATTGTATCCATCATCGGTGGTTGTTTTAATACGAAACCAATTTAGTGTATCATCCACTGCGGTCCTGTTCCTACGGGCAGCAGCTTGTTTACTGATCTTGATAAATAGCCACGAACCACCTGGCATAATTTCAACATCAGCGAAGCCGTTAGTTCTAAGCAAATCGGTGGCTTGTCTTACGTATTCTTCGCTATCCCCCAGAAAGTCTATGGTTAAGTATCCAGCCGTTGTGCTGGTCTCCGGATTCCAGTTAGGATCATCGGGTAGTGATGTCCATGCATTATGTATCCAATCACCTAAACCCGCGGAGTCAATTAAGCCCAGGGCACGATCTAATTCAGTATCCAGAACTGATGTCCCTTGCCCCCGCTTTGATGCCATCCTGCTAATTCCAGCTTGTCCCGCCAGAGCATTAGCCACATCCATAGCCTCGGCGCGGGTCGCAAACCAAGCATTGAGTTTAGTACCAAGTTGCATCCATTCATCTTCCAGCCCCGTACCAGCCACAATACCAAGTTCGTGCGCCAATTCTTCTTCTATAACTACGTAGAAGCCCAGAAGACTTTCTCCCACATAACCACGATCCAAATCGGTTAATTCTCCGTTGCCCCACGTACCAATTATATTAGCTCGTTTATGTCTTGCATCCCTATCATCATTTCCTGGAATCGTAACCCATTTGCCCAAAGTATCAGACCAGCTCCAGGTAATTCCATTTATAGTCTGAGATGTGGACTTGTCTGCCGTGTCAAGTTCGGCTGGAGGAGCTAAGGATTCACTACTGGCTTTTCTTCCAGCTTTAACGTTCCAAGACCGGATAGCACTTTGAATGGAAGCTGGAATTCCTTCAGTGGTATCTTCAGATACATCAATGCCATCGTTGTCACTTGTGTAAATTTGGTAAGTAGCTGCATCCTCTCGGCCATAAACAATCACAAAGTACGGAGTTGCATTGGGATCACCCGCAGGAATTACAAATCCAGGAGGAGCTACGGAAATGTAAATGGCTAAATCTCCCCCAAAAGCACGGTCTGGAGGTAACACATTTACTGTAGCATCAGGATGAGTACTCTTTATGAAAGAGACCACTTCCTGCACTACGCTATCAAGTCTATTGGCATCAGCACATTTATTTTTATCAGCACGTGCATAAATGACGTTAGAAGAATAAGTACCAGGACGTACATGCGCCGTTGCTTCCTCTTCTGTATCAAATCTTTGTGGGGGATATATAAATCTCCAATATTCTATATTTTCTGGGTCTGAGTCATCTTCCAACATATACGCATTTTCCCAGACATCACCACCAGGATAATTATCTTGCAAATATACTTCAACCGCAGTCGTTGCTAAACCAGCAGAAGTAGATTTTACGATATAATCCTCAGATTCTACTCCCATCTTGTAATCATGCTCAACAGGAACGAGCCAATAAGAACCAGCATCCTGCGCACGTTTTGAAACTGTTCGTTTGGGACGTGTAGAACCAGATTTAGCCCCAACCTTTTCCAGCATCGCGGAAACGTTGGTTTCAGAAATGCGAATTTCCTTGCCATCATCAAGTTCCATTATATACGCCGGATTACCTGGGGTGGTGGTGTTCCTATCATACGTGTAAACTACTCCCTCAGTCCCCGCCGGAACGCCTCCTGTGTAAGCATCGTTACCATCTTGAATGCGTCCGTGATAATCAGTTATAAGCCGTACTCGGTCACCCAGGTCTAAGGCACGTTTATTTTTATCAGCACGTGCATAAATGACGTTAGAAGAATAAGTGTTTGATCGCACTTTCGTTTCTGCTTCTTCCTGAGATGCAAAAGGACCGACTGGATCAAGAAAACGCCAGGATTGCGGCTCATCTTCTTCCCCAAATAAATACTGTTCTCCGTCCCAGTTACCACCAGGATAATCACTTTGTAGCAAACTTACGACCTGATCTTGTGCCGTTGTAGCATCGGATGCCTGGACTATATAATCCTCAGATTCTACTCCCATCTTGTAATCATGCTCAACTGGAACGAGCCAATAAGAGCCGGTATCCTGAGCACGTCTTGCAGATTCGCTTTTGACCTTTCCGCCCATATTCTTGTACACAGTAGTAACTACTGCGTAATAATCCTCATGGGAACCATCATCCGGACCAACAGCTTCTTTGGCCTTGTCCCAAATATCCTCGTCAGCTACCCAGGAGTTAGGTGCGCCTTTTGTACGACCGGACTTAGTTTGTAGAATTTCTAAAATCTGTGTAACTATGTCCTCGACATCCCACCCTTCCAAGACTTTTCCAGGCAGTAATTCTAAGTAAATATCACCATCATCCCCCCCAAACAATTTCTGATAATTAAACCCAATGCCCTCTATGGTCATATCCACATAAGGCCCCAGGTATACATCGTATGTCTGAACATCTCCAACTGTAGCTGAAACCCCAGCAGCTTGCAGAGAATAAACAATTTCTTGTGCAGTAGCAAGCAGCGACTGTCCAGTTTCGTACCACTCACCGCCAGGTTCTATATCCGTTTGAAACATTTCACCAGCAGCATCTTTGACAAGAGAACGCTTGGAAATCAGTTTAGACGTATGCTCCAACTCGCCGTTCAGATAGTCTGGACAAGCATGAACCAATTGATCCCCCAGTTTAGCTTGAATCAACGGCTTATGACATACCCCGCACAGTTCAAACTGTTCTGGCTTGACCAACTCCTCTCTGCCGCCGGACACCAGCCGCACCGATGTCTTTAGCGTGGTAGCCAACCGAGCCGCCTTTTCTTGTGCGTTACTGGCACTGCCCCAGAACGATCCAGATATTTCGGCCAGAGATGCCCCATTGCCGGAATAGTCGCTGTAAATCTCCGGATGCAGACCTAAGCTCCGGTAGACTCGGCTGAACTCGGCGGTGTCGAAGTCCTTGACCCCACAGACCACAATCTTGAACTCTTGGCTGGTTCTGTTAGACAAGCTCAAGAAATCGTCCTGTGACGTTCCCAGCGAAGCCAGAGTACGCTTACCTGCAGTGCGACCAACTTCCAATGCACCACCTTTATGAGAAACAACGGCTGAGATCTTTTTCATGGGATTGTGCCCTATATTTTATAGTCCGAAAATTAGATCGGCGTCAATGTCATAAATTGGATTCTGTGGCTCAACTTCTTTGATACTACACATTTGTAAGGTAACAAATCCTTGTAGTTCTCTGGGGCGCACGTTGCCAACCGCAAACCGCTGACCAGAAGCTCTTATAAAGAAATCACCAGTACTCAATAAAGGGTATGCCCCCAACCAAGCTGTGCGACCTTCTGTAAAAACAATTCCGTCCTGTTTTAGTTCTACTTCTTTCTGTGGGTTACGTATCCGCACCAAACGATCAGTCATTTTAACGTAACCACCTTCAATATTTGTGTTTAAACAGTACGGGCATAAATTACTTGTATTTGTATGCCGGTATCCATCTCCGGTGAGGTCACCATTACGACAATAGCTACCAGCGGCTCGGCGTATAAAGATAGTACATGGTTCACCAGCAAACTTGTTCAGAACTAAAGCGTGACGTCGGCGAATTTCCAGTAGTGCATTACTCACTAAATTAGATCTGGCATTGGGTATCCATTGAGTAGCTGGTACATGTATAGTTTCTACACCCCCAATGAGAGCATCCACTCTCCAGAAATTTCTGCTATTTGCTAACAGGGGATGCCCATTATCCTGAAATTGGGTCAAAACTATGGGAGTTCCATTCATTACTTCCCAAGGCCCATCTGGGCCAAGTGACCATCTTAGATTGTAACTATCAGGATATGGAATTCTGGGATTCCAACTAATAATCGGGTATCTACCATCGTATACAACATTCAACCTGTTCATCAAGTACCCCAGTTGAAATACGAAGACAAATGTGGTATGAAACTAAAGATTCGCATTTGCTGATAAGGAAGGCGCAATGTTCCTAATCCAATTGGGAATGCTTTTGAAAAGGCGTAATCCTGTTTAACCCGCAACAGACTAAGTTCCCAATTGTTGGCAAATTGGGATAGCATGGTTACGTACTTCTGGGAACGATCTATGCCAAAGGAAATTTCGTCAGAATAACTAAACGTGTTGGCAACTTCTAAAATCCCCCGTGCATGAAGAGCATAAATTAACCCACCTTCTATCAGTATACCAGGCCACAGACAAGTAGCCATTGTCCAGGTGTATGCTATTGGCTTGGTATAATTTATCTTATCCAGCGCACGACTTAGCGCCGAGTATAAATCACCATCTGAGAATAACTCCTTGCTGGGATCCTCAATGGTGTAAAGACTACCATCATAATCACGCAAGGCTGCTCTGAGCGCGTCAATATAGCCCTGTACCCCACTGGCTGACCGAGCCGAGAACGTACCTGTCTGTGCAATTGTGGAACCGCTGCAGGACCCTGAAAGGGTTAGATGATAATCTCCATCATCCAACCAACCACCTGCAAGAAAACAGACATGGTACATACCAATACCAGTGCCGTACTTGCTAAAAGGAACTAACAGACTATCAGAAGGAATAGAGACCGTTGCACCAGAAGCATCTCCAACCCGCAAGAGCATGCTTGGAGATGCTACATTTACTTCAGTGCCCCCAGTTGCAAAAGTGCAGATCAGTTCCACGTGATCACCATGTACCTGAACAACTGGAAGCGGAGCTCCAGAATCAACGACCTTCCGATATGCCACTTACTCCTCTTGCAGCAAGTTTTGTAGACCGTCAAACAGTTTATCGTTCTGCACGATACGTTCTATGGCATGGTCACGACTGTCAAAGTGGGGATTTGTCTTACGCCCCTTAAGTGGAAGTGTGAAAGTCCCGTCTTTGTTTTGTATGATCTTTCCTATAGTAACAGCCAGGTCGAATTTCTTGGCAACTAAAGCCAATCTACCAGCATCTATCTCAGCCTGTTCGGGTGCTATGTTAGGAGTAACTTCGGATTCTACAGAAGGTTCAAATTGGACAGTTTCTACAACCGGATCAGGTTTCACTACCATCTCAGGCTCCACAAACTGGCTGGGGGCAGCTTCTTCTGGTTGTTCAATCTTTTTGCTCTTTATCCATCCGAATCGTAAAGCTGACTGCAACTCGGTAGACTTGGCGATAAATTCATCGCTGAATTCGTATTCTTTGCCAGGCAGCATAGTGAATCCAGAATCTTGCACGAAAAGCTGACCAATTGCACCTGAGTCAACTTTGCCCTGATCTAAGAAGTAAATGGTTTTCACATCTATCTCCCCATCCTGCTGGATGCTTGCCCATGTTGAGACGTATGACGTTTTGTTCTGGCCATAGCAGCAATACGATTGTTACGTTCTTCCTCTTTGGCAAGGTGCTCATCCAGCTTATCATCAAAGAGGTTAGACTTTGCCTCAACCATAGTTCCAGCTTTATGTTGCATTCCCAGAGGGATTACAATTGTACCCTCCGGTAGTTCATCTTCCATGCTGCTAAGCACCGTAATATAAGAAAGCCCGTTATTTTCACTTAATCTCTGGGCTAACTTGGGTAAGGACTGCGCTCTGTTAATTTGCTCAACCGTGAAAGACTGCAGCAAGTCAATTACCTCGCCGGGATCCAGCGCAATGCCTTCATCCTCAGTTTCATTGCGCAGATCATTCAGATGTAGAATTCCACCAGAGGTGTTGGCGATAAACCTGAATCTCGGCTGCTTGGAGGTCATCAGCGCATCTGGCTTAGCCTCATCAGGATCACGGGCTTCTATCAAGTCCACTTCCTGTAACTTTATAGGCGAACCTGCGCCGTCAAATAGTACAGCTACCTTGTTATCGCTGGTGTACCCAGCTACTTTTCCAGTCTGTCCCTTGAACGCCGATAAGTCGTCGCCCACATACTGTACTCTGGCATGGACTACAAAAATAGGTCTTGAAACAACCCCAGTTTGTTCGGATTGGGGTTCTGGTACTGTAGTTTGTTCTACTATACCATTATCAATTACTTGTTCTTCTGCCATGGTTCTTAGCTCCTATGATTTTTTAGTAACACTGCGATTGCCATCTCCTTAGTTGTTTGTGTTTGGAAGCTGGCCCAGCGTTAGCCGGGCCAGCCATCGTTTTACGCGCCAACAGCGAACGTACCTTTGGCCACTCCGCGAGCGTTGATGATTGACATGCCCAACAATTCGTAGCCGACGAAGCCCAATAACAAGTTATCGGGATCATCAGCAGGAACTGCCTCGAAGTCCTTGCGGATGGGGATCCACAAGAGCCATTCGGGGCCGGCGGTGACATAGAACGTTCCGGTAGCAATCTGATCGGAGATGAAGATCTTGGCTCCCCAGAGCGATCCGAGATAACCAGTCTGACGGACTTCCATCAGAGCTACTTCATCAAGATCAAGATACTGCCAACGCCGGATACCAGCCACACCGTAGGCAGACATCAGAATGTTCTGCACTACCAAACGATTAGCTTCTACCGGCGCGAACGTCAGTGCCAGAGCTGCTTTAGTCAACGCAGTTGCTACGGTCTGAGTCGTGTAGTATACGCCAGCAGCAGTATCCATCAAGGCGAAGATGTAAAGGTCTTCGCACAGCATAATGGACTGCTCCAGACGTTCCTTGGTACGACGCATGACCTGGTACAGTCGACTGTACAGTTCCTTGTAGGGAATTTTGGGACGGGCAACGATCTCAAAGGGTTGAATTTCCGTTTGTTCAACTTCGATTTCGATGGATCGAGTTGTTCCATTGGGTCCGATCTTGACAGCGGTGAATTCTTCCACGTCGTTGTCATAGATCATAGGCATTCCGTCCGGCCAAGGCTCCACAATGCCGAACTTGCGCCCGATGCCCATATAGTCCAACCGTTGACGAACGGGACTGGACAAATTGGCAGCGATCTTACGCAAACCGGATTGGGTTTGAATAGCCGCACGTAATTCCTGTTCCTTAGCGGCGAGCTTCTGCAACTGCGCCTCACGACTCACCGGGGGGCGAGTCTGAACTTGAAGATCGGCACGAACCATCCGACGTGTCGGAGGAGTCGCGCCAGGTCTATTGATAAGCATGGCTATCTCCTCGTTATTTAAGTGACACGTCTAAATGAGTTGTACCTACCGCTAATACCAGGCCACGCGAGGTAGCACCGGTAGTAGGAGGTATGTTAGTCCAAGTTCCAGCAGATGATACATAGAGTTGATCGCCGGGAACCCAGCTATCCGTTGTGATGTACGGATAACCATCGGCGACCCCGTTCTTAGTACCACTCTGGAGTCGTAATTGCGCAGGACCTGTAATGACGCTCACACGGTAGTATGACGAGAATGTCTTCCCAGAACCCGACCCCGACCAAACAGCGTCGTAGCCAGGAAGCTGGTCTACTGCCTTACAATTGATAAATACTCCGATGTAATGGGACTGTCCCGTGACCGACATGGTCAAAGCAGTTCCGGGACCAGAAACATCGAAGAAATCGTCAGGTGTAGCACCACTTAGAGCATCTACAGTTCCTCCGGTGAGCAGTTGTGCCGGAGTACCACCGACGTAATTGCCTGCTCCGGAAGAAGCCACATATTCGCCACTTTTGAAACCACCCATCATTCGTAATCTACCTAACATGGTGGTTTTCCTTTCGTGGTTTAATTGTGTTTTTCATCGAACATCGTACCACTGTCCAAGAAACCTCCCGCCCTATTAGGAGCAATAGAAGGCAACTTGGGAAGTAATCCATGCCCCTCGCCAAGCTGTCGACGAGCTTGCAAGACGCGGCGAGACTGTAAAGTCTGGTCAGCGGGCTGTTTGTAATCGGGTGCGCTTTCGATGAGACGTTTGGCAGCTTTCCAATCAGATTCGTTAGCCGCGGATAAGTACCGGATCTCGTCCTGTCGTTTCTTAGGATCGAGAAGGCCCTTTTTAATGCTTAGATCGGCTAATTTCTCTGCTTCAAGCTGTCTGGTTTTATTCTTAAGCGCGGCATTCTCGGTGATAACGCTGGCAGTCTTAGTCAGGAGCCTCTGTAGTCTGGCATCCCGTGACAACTGTGCATTAGCGCGAGCCGCAACTCTTAATTCTACTTTACGACGAGCATCCTTGGTTAAACCATCCTCCTGTGCCAAAGCAGATGCAAAAGCCACGGCTTCAGCCTCCGAGGGGAAATATGTATATTCATTGTATTTCCGATCATAGACACGGTAATCCTTTCCTGGACCACCATAGTCCTTCTCAAACATGACGCTAATCTGATCATCCCCATAGGAAACTACAATTTCCCCACCAGCTCGTTTAGGATTACGACGAGCTACGATGTTGCGTAAGGCTCGGATACGGTCGGCGCGAGTCTTTCCTATTACAGGGTTTCTCAAAGTGTCCTCGTTACCAACCGAGACCTGTTGATCCGCTGGCTTATCCTCGTGGGAAGGCTCAGCCCCAGGAGACTTAGAAGTATCCCCTTCCTGAGAAATGTCGGGGTTCGGCTCTTTGTTTCCACCGCCGAGTGCGCCTTCCTGGGAAGCATCAGGCATTTTGTCCTTGTTAGTGCCTCCCAAAAGGTCATCTCCATTCTGAGAAACTTCTGGTTTGTCCTGGGCGATAGGTCTGCGTCTAATCTGCAAAGCAGGTTTATAGCTACGAGCTTCAGACTTATTCTTGTCCTTACCCGCAGCTTCTTCAGCCGTGTCTTTAGACTTCTCGTCAGACTTGTCCTCAGTACCACCAGAAGTATCCTCGTTTTTCTTGTCATCCTCACCAAGAATCCTGAGAGACCTCAAGGGCTTAATCGGCGCTAAGCGGACCAGAGCTATATCCTTGTCACCGCTCCTGACCACCGCCGGAAATTCCATATCGCCAAGCAGGGTACTGACCACCGCTGCCTTAGTTTTGACATCGAACGACTTGATCCGTCCCTGAAGTCGACAAGAAGTAAAAGTAACGTTACCAATCCTCTTGCCAGCCACCGGTCTGGTATCCACGATAACTTTCTGTCCTGGTTTGAATTCCACAACTGCCTCCTTGTTAGTGGCGAGCCTTTTTGCCCGCGCAAGTGAAAATTCCTGCTCGGCTCTGATAAGAGCTTCTTTAGCAGGAACTTTTTCTTTTATAAGTTTATTAACAAGAGAAAATCTCAGGTCAGCCCAGTTAGAAGCGTCCTTGCGAGATAAACCTACTTCTATTAGTTTGCTAATTACTTCAAATTTCTGATTCACCATGTCCTGGGCTTCCTCAAAAGAGTAACCCTGTCCAATGAGTTCAGTGAGGTATAGAATTTTCTGTGTAGCTTCATCACTGGCCCGGCGAGCTACTTGTTCGACTGAATCATCCTCTTCTCTTTCTGTTTCTCGTTTGTCAACGTCGGCATCAGTTGCATCAGATTGACTTGTGGAATCTCCTTCGTCTTCCTTTTTCTCTTTGTTATCAATAATAACATCCTGGACTTCAGAGGGAGGTTCACCCACAACCGGAAGTATATTGGTAGCAAAACGCCGGATAATATCAACCCCACTACGAGCCACCTTGTGGCGATTCTCGGCAGTATTTTCAGCTCCTCCGAAGTCGGTCAAGGACTTACGTAGTTCCTTGGCTAAGGCAATGGCGGCCTGGCTTTGCCGTGCCCCAGTTAGAATTTTATTAGCAACTGCGTCGAAGATGTCCATTGAAGTCTCTGTGACAATTTATTTGTTCGCTGTCTATGTTATAGTAAAACTTGATGCAAAAAGAATTAGGTTTAAATTTATAACAAAAAATCCCCGCCACCGCTGGCAGGGATATTAAGAAATACTTGTATTATTAACTACATAACTACTTTTACATCTTGACTCCGGAATTCAACGACAGTTGTACCACTCCCCATGGAGCGTCAGACTCTTCATAAAGGACAGGATCAAATTCGTACAAGTTCTTAGCATAGAACAGAACTACCGAACTTTGCTCGTAACCGGAAGCTATACGGAAAAGAATACTGTATGCCTCAACTACTTTGTCTTCTAAATCACGGCAACCACCTACCAAGTAGGTTTTGCCATCTTGAGTATGTATAATACGGAATTATACCTTTAACATACCAAGCATAACTTTTTGCCCAGGGTCTG